TTAGCACTACTACCGGAAGAACCGATTTTAACATTATAACCGGAGGAGCCTATCTTAGTACCATCACCGGAAGAACCGATCTGAGCGTATTCACCGGAAGAACCGATCCGAGCGTAATCACTAAAAGAACCGATCCTAGCATTATAATCAGAAGAACTGATCTTAGCATTATAACTGGAAGGTAATTTTTTAAAATCTTCTTTTGTAAATATTGTTTTATTTTTAATCCATTCAATTCCCGCTTTAAATAAGCCTAAGAATCCTATTTCAATACCAATCTTTATTTTCTTTCCGCATATTTTCGAATCTTTATTTCTATTTGGATCAATTTTATCTAATTCTACTTCGCAGAATTTGTCATCAATGTTATTATAATAACTCAGAACGTCAAGAGGGTTCTCGCAAGCATGAAAACCGCAATGACATAAATCAGCCTTATCTTCTTTATATTCCTTACCAATTTCGTACTGGAAAATTTTCCCATTGAGCGTACATTGCATATGCTTGTTAAATCCTTTATATGCTTTAACTGGTTTGTTTACTTTTTTCATCTCAATTATATTTAGTGGTTTTTTAATTGTTCAAATTCTTGTTTTCGTCATTAATATGTTTTATTTGATAATAAATTTGTAGAAATAGTCGAAATGGCAGTGCTTAAATACTGTCTTTTTATCAACAAGGCAATGAAAATTATCTTCGCTATTATCACCTTCTCTTTTTAAGGAGAGATTGGATCGTCCTTTTGCTACATAGTAAGTATCTCCGTGTAATGTATATTTTTCAACGTATACATATCCGGAGTGTTCCTTAGTATCTGCATACTCTGGATATCCGGATATTTTATCAAATGGGCAATTGATATTATCTTTCACATAGGAGACGGCTTCTGAGAATTACTTTATCATAGCCTCCTTTTATATAGTCTTCAATATATCCCATATTATCAGTCCTTATTCATCATAATTTCTATTTTTTAAGTAAATTATTTTCAGCAAGATAACAAAGCGTTTCATAAACAGCTTCTAGTAACGTATCCCCATAAATTGGAGCGAAAAGTTTACTTCCGTCACTATCCTCAATAGTCCTGTAGTATACTCCCCACTCATCTATACATCTTTCTATTCTAAGAGAAAATACTTCATTTGATCTAGAGGATACCCTGGGAGGGATAACATTCAATAAATCTTGGAGGGTAAAAGTTGGAATCACTTCATAAGACATAAATCCAATTACCTGAAACTCTTTCTGTAGACTAAGAAACCACTCTCCTGTAGAATCGTCGTCAATTTTATATCCATGACAATGACGTGTCCAATATAAAGTAGCTTCGCTAGTATCAATATCTAAGTCTTTTAGATGTTTCATTTGATCTATTGATAAAACCTGATCTCTCATGCTAAAAATCTATTGGCTCTATTTAATAAATCTCTAAAGCATTCTATAAATTGCGTTGTCATACTTTTAGATGGGAACGTAAGAGTATGACGGTATACATAACGTGATATAAATGATACTGTTAATTCTCCATCTATCGTACTTTGGATATAATAAATATTCGCGCATGCTTTCTCTGGATCCCATTCACCTACCCAAGCTTTTCGTAACCTTATCAGTTGAGTAAGAGCTAATGTGGCTTCTGCTTCTACTTCTGATGCATATAAATTTCTATCCCCACAAAAAGCTCTGCCTTTATTCTCTCTTAAATTTATTTTTGAATCATAACCTATAAAATACTCCCGTCTAATAGGTGTTCTATTACAAAATTCTTCCCAAGTTTTAGGTATTACCTGACAAATTTTATAGATATTTCCTTCTTTTATAAGTTCTGAATCATCAGGAATTTCAATAGTTACTGTTTTCATAATTATTTTTATTTACATAAATATTCTTCATACTTCGATTATAATATCATTATATTCTGCACTATTTCCAAAATCACAATAATGAATTTCACTTCTTGAGTCTTTATCTCTGAAAACTGTTTGTTCTTCTGGATTTACTGTGGTATGTCCTACGTATTGTATTACAGGAGCATCATATAAAGGAATTTCTGGATCATACTTAAGAAAATCTCTTTTAGATTCTAACATATCTGACCATAATGGTCCACCATAGAAATTACTACCACCTCTACACATAGATATAGACATTACTTGAGATAAATATCTATAAGAATCTATAGATAAATTTATCTTTTCACAGAGATTAGGATAGTATAAATGATTAGAAGCTATATCTTTTTCATTCTCAATATTATTAAATATTTGTCCATAAAAAGATAACCATTTACTTGTAATTCCGGCATGAGAAAACCAATAAGTTCTATCTATCTTTTCTGTTTCTGGATTATATATCTTAATATTGTAATTTAATTTAAATAAGTGCAGATTGGTTCTGTAAATATCTTGGAGTTTATCAGATATACTATATCTATATCCAGAACAATAACCTATATAAGGAGAAATATAATTAAATTCATGATTGCCCAATAATAATATTACTTTATCCTCATATGCTTTCTTAAATTCAATTATATCTAATAAATTATTTATTATTTCTTCATCAGAAACAATATAAGAATCAACATAATCCCCTAAGAAAATATTTAAATCAGAATCTCCAGTTTTAACTTTTCTCTTCCACCAATCTCTACCATGAAGATCTCCTATTACTCTAATTTTCATGTTTTAAATATTTCGGATATAAGCCAACTTGTAGTGCTACCCAACTGAGCTGTATTCTCGCATGTTCTTTATCTATATACCAAGGATTTAAATGTCTACGAATTAATTTATTACAATAATCTTTCCAAACTTCTTCTTGAGATTTAGTGTTAAAAGTATATAAATTATACCATTCTTCAATACCCTTTATATCATCTACTGTTTTATTGTAAGGTCTTAATTCCTCATTCACCATCATTATTAGCATATCCTTAACAGGATAGACCTTATTTGGTCTATACCTGTTCTTTTTCTTTTTATATTTTCTCATTAAAATCAAATGTTTTAATAGGAGTTAAATCAAAGGAGCTTGGAGTAATAATAACTTTCCCATTTTTAAGAATCATATTCTTACTTAAACTTTCGGGAGGATATATCCAAGTTTTAATTGATGAATCTGTTAGATATTTATAAAAATGAGCTCCAAAGGCAACATTTGTAATATTTAAATCTTTAATCGCTTTTTCTAGAATTTCCCATACTCCTGGTTCTAATCCTTTAGTAGACCTTCCAGAGGGCATTAGAGGCAATAGGACATGATATTTTATATCGTCTGAGTAATTATACCAACTATCTATAAAGTCTTGTACAGAGGCTTTATCAGATATTATATGATGAATATTAATATGACAATCTCCTTTTTCTAATAATCCTTTTATAGCATTTTCTGCATAAGATCGGAGAGATTTGTTTCCAAACGAGACAGCAACTCCTGCTACATAATCGTGAGTATATTTAAGGATTTTATTCGCCAAGTCATAATATTCTGTTCCAGGCTTATCATAATATGATAGAATTACTCCGTTAGTAGTATAATTAGGAACTACTCCAGTATTATATACAGTCTCTAAGAAATCACAGAACTCCGGCGACTCGTCCGCAGAGCCTTCAGATCCAATCGCTATTTGAAAGGGTTTTTCTGTGATAGTGATATTCTTTTCTTTCTTATCTGGAGCAAATGTAGCGATAAACTTCTTCCATGTATCACATACATTAGTATAATATTCCCCATTTGGGTTAGAATCAACATAACACCACGGACATTTTCCAGTAACACACTTATTCCCTAATGAAACATCGTAGAACTCAGCTTTATCTGCTGGAAGTTCTTTAATCTCTTTATCTCCAAGACGTATTGTAATTAAATTACTCCATATTGCGGTATAATTACAACTACTTATACCTTTAAACCTAACTCCAAAGTGTTTAAAATCTTTCATCTCTTAATTTATAAAGTTAAACAACTATAACCTTTTACATTATGTAAATTCTCTAAATAAAGTCTCATCCAATAGGGTATCTCATAAGTTAGTACTGCTAAGTCTTTAGGATTGCAGCATGTTGTTACTTCAATAGCCGGTTGGATCTTTCTAAAGAAATCTTCGTATGATCTTCCCTCAGGCTCTAATAGTTTATTTAATATATTACTTGTAGTAGTTTCATTATAGTATTTAGAATCAAATACAAAAATTATTGGAAACTCTATTATTGACTCCATATATAAAGATATTTTTTATTCTTCTTTTGATATTGTATAATCAATATTATTTTTATCTAATACATATCTTAATCCTTCTTCTAGTAACGAAGGTCTATAATCTTGGGAACATCTAATTTCAATATAAGGATCCTCTATACCTTCTTGAAAAGGACCATATATTTGTGTACAACATTCATCAAGAACATCATAGTTCCCAAAATAAGGAGATAATACTTTTAATACTTTAGATATATCTTCACTATAAATAAAACAAAAGGTCTCGGAACTACTATTAGTAATAATATCTGAAATAGAATGAATTTTAATATGGAAAGTTTTCATATTTTAAATTTGGATTATCTGCAATAAATTCATAATGATAGCCATTATCTATTACTATAGCTACTATATCCTTAAAACTCTCAGCAAATACTTTGTACATTTCATCACGTAATATACCTATTTTTGAGATATTATCATCCCAGTCACTATCATTGAAGTAGTTACTGAAAGCATCAGTTATATCACGTATATGATCAAGTGTTATACATAAATCTCCATAATTATAGTCTTTATCTATACCCCAACTATAAGTATGTATAAACTTTAGTAAATCAGATACGTCTCCTAAATTCAGTTTCTCTTGCAATCCTTTTATATTCTTTATCTCACTATCTTTAGAAACAAGAAATACTTCTGAACTACTGTTTGTTATAATATCTGATATTGAATGTATTTTAAATCTCATCCTAAATGATAATATGTAATATTAAAATTATGCTCAAGCCATTGAAATACATCAGAATCTTCCGCAAATTCTGAGCGGTTAAATTTTCTACTACATGAAATGGAATTCTCCTCCTCGGAAAGGAGAATAATCTTTCCATTTAATTTTCGAATGTCATATTCGAAATTTGTATTTAGTAAATAGTCTATGATTTTGTTTATTTTGTCTTCATCATATGTTTGAAGAAAAGCTTCAATTTCTTCACATGAGAAATAAACAGTATCATACTTTTTAATTAATTCCGCGTATAATTCTCTAAGTAGACTATTTTCTAATTTAATATAGTCCTCTAACCGTAACTTATAAATAGTATAACTAATATAGCAACTTAAACCACTAAGATACTCTAAATCAATGAACCAGTCGTATATAGTCTGAAAACATGCGTCTATATCCGTAGAATTATCCTCTTCGGAACTTTCTACCCATTTTCTAAATGTATCTAAATTAAATACAAATGGTTCATAATAACCATCTAATATAGGATTGATTATATTCTTAAGATGGTCTAATGTAGTATTTTTATCGTTTATTACAAATAATTCCGATGAGGAATTTGTAATTACATCCGAGACTGAATTAATATTATCTAGAACTAACATAAGTTATTATATTAAATTATTATCTTTGTTTAAGAAAAGAGTTATTGTCAATAATATCTCTATCTCCTTCAGTTACCCTATTTAAATTATTATAATATGAGAGAATTGTATCTTCCTTAGTTTGCCAATCAGTATCTTCTTCTGCCATAGCTTGGATAGTTCTACTAATATCTTCTTCTTCCCAATTTTGTTATCGCGAAAGCTTTTTATCTCTCACTTCCGGGAGTTTCCTCCTTACTTTATTGAAGATATAAATAAAGATATTCTGATTTAATTATCAGACGGTTCAGCGTACATTTTCATCCTATTTAAATAATAGGAGTAGATCACTCTTGGGTATATTTTATTCTATTAAATTATTAGATAAGAGAAATTATTTAAAATGCTTCTTATTTCCAAATCTATCTATAAATATAGTATTATTCTCTTTATATTTTCTCTTCTTTTCAATGATCTTTTTAACATTATCTTGTCTTTTCTGTTTAGATCGTTTATTACTATCCTTTTTTATGGATTCCTTATGATTCAATTTAATAGAATTAAATGTATCTATAATTTCCTTATCATATCTCATCCATTCAGTATCTCCAACTAGATATTTAGATAGTATTTTATGTAAAAAATATTCATCAGAAGCAGTACCCTCTCTTGTATACAATACAGTTATAGATGGATTATGTGTTAAATATTGTTTTATCCTTTTCTTTAAATTTATTGTATATCCAATCTTTAAGTGCTCTCCAGATTTAATTAAATATAGCATTTCTAATAATTAATAGTTTCAACACCTACGCGTTACGGTGGTATGAATCCTTTAAATTCATACTTACCTCGGTATTAACATAGTATTTAAACTTTAGTTTCCACCGATTTTGATCTATTCACCTGTATGTTACCATACTTTCAGACAAAAGTTTATCTGCTCTTCATTTAACGTCCTCTTTAACCACCCCTCCGTCTGCCAATCCTTCTCCTCTTTCGCAGTTTCTATCATTTTATTTATATACATAGTAGTTTCAATCTCTAAATCTACTACTTTCTGAAAACTATCTTCGGGCTTTAATATAACATGATTAGCTTTAACAGCAGGCACTTCTGGATAATTAAAATCAACTCCGGCTCTATATAATCTATCAACAATCCATTGATGATGATTATATTCCTCGTTAGATCTCATCTCATAATAAAGATGTAATTTAAACAATCCTCTTACATAATAGTAATTCGCATATGTTCTATATACATTATGATTATATAATTCTCTTGAGATTTGGTCTATCATTAATTTCTCCATATTTTCGGAGATAGTTCTTTCTTTTCTATTCATATTATTTAAGTTTAAGATTTGTTTATTATATACCTTTTTAAAACATTTAGAGCAGTAAAACTAGAATTTTCTCTACCAGGTTTAATAAATCCGATAGTTTTATCTGAATTTTTAATCATCTCTAAAGCAGATTTTTCATAACTTGGATATAAATGTAATCTTATAAGATCATTTTTAATATCCAAATTCGGACCGTATACTTGAACTGGAATAGAGTATTTATTTAAATACTGTATAGTATATAAATCAACACCTTCACATACTCCAACTAAGAATACTGCATTAGAATCTTCCTGAATAATTCTATCTATTTCCGGAATATAAATTTTACTAAACTCCTCTTTAGATAAATCTCGATGTCCTGTAATATAATATCTCATCCTATATAAAGATTATGTTTGTAAATATAATCAAGCACATCTTTCTGAACTAAGGGAAACGGATTAGAATCTAATCTTATATAATTCCGAATTTTATTAGATGTGATATTGATATGATCATATAAAGGTATACTAATAATATCCTCAGATAATTTCCCTAAATCTTTAGTTTCACAAAGAACAATAAATTTATTATCCTTTAATATCTCCTCACCCTTATCCCAATTAGGAATTTTGGAATATCCAGGGAATGTAGTTATTATATATAATTCAACATCTTTTATATTCTTAAAGAATTCAATAGTCTTCCAAGATGGGACCCCTTCTCTATAGGTTTTCATATCTGTAGAAGCTATTAAACTTTCCATATTAGATATAGTAACCTTTTTAAATGGTTTAAACGCTCTCTTACACATAGTTACTCTATCTGTAAAAAGTGTGGAATATGATTCTTTAACACTTCTATATTTAGGAACAATAAAGATTTCATCTAAGAAATTATAATTTACAATATTCCTAATTATATTTTGATGACATATAGTAGGAGGATCAAAGTTTCCTAAGAATATTCCTATTTTTCTCATATAGTCTGGTTTAATATTGATACTTTAGTTATTTTCTCCTTAAGCTGAAGAATAACTTCTTTGGGACTATTATAAAAAGTAATTTCTGGGAATAATTCTCTATCTATTCTAAAACGATATTTAGACGGATCTTGCTCATCAGCAACCCAATGACGTACAGATTTATAAGGTTTATATCTAAATAAATATAAATCATCATTTTCTTCTCTTGCTATCCACATAAATTTAGGGTATTAATTTATTAATTCTATTTAATTCCTTAGTAAAATATTTCTTAGCTATAATTTTATTAAATTGTGATCGCATGGAATAAATTATATCTAAGACATACTCCCTCCTTTTATTTATAAGCATTCTTTCACTGATTTTTATATCTTTTAGAGTATAAAAATATATTACTACTACATCATCTTGTATAGGAGTGATAATTTTATAAGATTCCCAAGGAAATTTCGGAGGACGTATATAAATATTTTTAATAGATTTTTTTCTTAGTCTTTTTAACAGTTTTACTTTCATATTATTCAGATAATATTATTCCCTTTAGATATTCTAGAATGAGAGATAGATCTACAATAGAAACCTTTCTATTATCCTTCCATATTAAAGATCCTTGTAGCCATAAATATGCTTTATTTAAATATAAGGAGAACACTATCTCTGTATGTAACTAGAGTATCTATACTATTTAATACTTCTGAATTTTTTATGTAGTCTATTTTAGATTTAAAATTGTTTTGAGATTCTTGTTTGTAGTTTTCCACTATACTTCCCAAAAATACTCCAAACATAATTAGAATAAAATAGATAAAATCTTTTAAATTCGGTCCTTCACCAATTATATTTATTATTACATATACACCTATAATAATAAGACTAATAACAACACTAAGTAGCATAACATATTTTAATTAATATAAATCTTCACTATATAATTCACTTCCAAATTTTAACTCTTTAATTTGTCCTGAGTGTAACGCTATTTGTGCTGCTTCTCTTCTACCAACAAATCTACCAGTAGAAGTAAGAAATCCTTGATAACTTTCATGCTTTGGACAATTTTCGTTCCATGCTACCTGTACACTATTTTCATTAGTCTTTTTAAAATAGATATTAGTAGGAAGTATTCCGATAATATTTAGATGTCTATATCCACATAAAACAAATCCAGTTTTAACTCCGTAAATGGATTGATGTGGATATTCTAATCCATTATCATAGTGAATAGCTGCACATAATATTACTTCCTTATCTTTTAATTCTTGCTTCATTGAAATTAATGTAAAAATAATTTAGCTTTTTCAAGTAAATAACTGGAACAAGTTATAAATTCTGAGGCACTATCTCTAGAGTTAAATTCCAAGAGATGGTTTGAAAGTCCTTCACCTATAGTTAAACAGCTATTGCCGTAGTCCCATATAATATAGTATTTAAAAATACCTTTTGAACAAATATTTTTTTCATATTTATCCCATTCAACTTTTAATCTTCTTAGTTGAATAAGGGCTACAATAGCTTCTGCTTCTTCTCTGGTTGCACATAAATTTCTATCATACATAGGATCTCTTTTACCAGAGCTTATCGAACGCACGTTTGAAAATTGATCTATATAATATTCATTTATAACTGGTACAATATCACAAAAATCTTTCCAAGTTTTAGGTTCTCTTTCTATAATTACTTTAAAAGTTGTATCGTCTTCTTTAATTAATTTACAATTGTCTGGAACTTCAATGGTTATATTTTTCATAAGTTATTTAAATAATTAATTCTATTCTCCATATTAGACTTCTTAAAATTTTTATCCTCTCTAAGTTCTTTAATATATTCTAGTATTCTCTCTATTCTATGTTCTTTTAATACTTTATATAGATATTTATCAGATGTTTTTATAAATTCTGGATATTTTAAAGTAAAATAAATTTTAAGGTTTGAATCATATAAACATACTAAATCATCTACATAGTTATATTTAATGTCATTCTTTACTTTTTTTCTAAGTTTCTTAAGAAGTTTTGTTTTCATGTTTAAAATGTGAAATTAATTCTTCTACTATTGTTTATAAAGTTTCTTTTCAGATGGTGGAGATAGTATCCAATTCCTCTAACTTCTTGCGAAGTTCTGAAGTATTTTCCGGATAAAACAAGGTGTAGTAAACATAAGTAATTTCCTTTAGAATCTTTTTCTTTTTAACTTTTAAATAACTGATAATTTTTTCAAATAATCAATGATTAAAACCATATTCATTATCCCTAGGCTATTCTCCAAATAACTCATATAAGAATCTAATATATATTGATCGTCACGGTCTCCCTTAAGCCAAGCGTTTATAGTATCTTTATACTTATCCATTTGCTCTTGATATTCTTCTTCTTCATCAAAATCTTCACGTGTGTATAATTTAATTCCAAATATTTCAGAAAGAATATATTTACATTCATCCAAAGAAAGTTCTCTTTTAAGAATTAATCCTCTACCTGATTCTCCAGTTGTCATTTTAACGATTCCGAGATTATAATAACTTTCCATAAGATATTTTATTTATAATTATTAATACTAAATATTACTTTTATTTTTCCTAAATTTCTTTTTTATTAATTCCTCCGAATCAGTTTCAATATATCCATTATCATATAACCATTTTTCTGGAGCTCCTATTAAATCCATATACGTAAATGTATTAGACTTTTTAGGAGCTATTGTCTTTTCCGGAATATATGTCTTAGATTTTAAAGTTTTACTATCTTGAATTGAGATAATATTACTTTCTCGTTTATATAATAAAACTTCATAAACAAATTCTTCTGTAGGATATATATAAGAATTATTCTTCTTAAAAATTCGGGACATTATTTTTTATTATTACGTGGAGATTTAAACCATTTAAGAGCAAATGAGGGATCTTCTTTAAAATACTTAGCAAATGTTTTTAAATAAGTATTGCAAATTTCTTGATTCATTCCTTCTATTCTGTTACATTCAACAAATATAAAAGGACGTTTACAAGCCTTTCCGTATGCTATCCTCTTTCCTAACTCTAAAGAATATTTAGCCATATCCTCCTTTCTTGCTACAGAAATTCCGAAACGAGTAAATTTTCCAGATGAGTTTGAGATGGTTACAGCACAGATAATAAATTTTCGTTGACACCCATTATTATCAGTAAAAACATCTTCTATATATTGTATTATTTCTTTCATTTTATTTATTATTTAAATTTTCAATAAATACAGTTGCAAAAACATCTAAATTCATATTTATCTGATCCCAGACATCTATTTTAAAGTATTTATCTTTTACAGAAGGCCAAGGAGAAATTAGAATTTCCCACTCACATCTAGCCCAAAACATATACATACCTTCTTTCTTTATAAATTTTTTACACTCTTCTAAATCAGAAGATTCAAATTTCTGCTGTCTTGCACATCCTAAGAAATAAGGCATTACATCATATTGCTGTAATTTAGTAGAATTAAAATCTACAATATATACATACCAACTTTTCATTAATTATTAAATTTAAGTTTTAATTTATTTAAAATAGAAAGATCGTATTTAATAACAAAATACTCTCTATCTATTCTAAGTGTCATTTCTTTATTCTTATTATCATTTAAGTAAAATAATTCTACATCATCTAGATGAAATCCAAATGGAGTAGTGGTATAGACTGGTTCTTTGTATACTCCCATTTTATCCGCTTGTTCAAGCTCTTCCTTATTGATTATTACTTTTATTTCAGCAATCATTTATTATAGTATTTAAATGATTAATAGTGTCTTTATACGCTTTTATATATTCTTTTAAGGAACATTCGTTTAACTTTTTATCTGTTAAATGATGAGAAAGAGTTTTGAGGATTGTAGGCATTGATATATCATATCCTTCTAATATCCAATCCTCTCTCTCTAAACTCTTTCCGGAGGTATCTTTTTTTCCTTTATTTATAATCTTCTTTAGATATAGATCATATCTAGCAGGAGATGAACCTTCTTCTATTTTAAAGTCGTTTTCTATTATTATCATATGTAATAAATTAGTAAATATTCTATTTCAGCTGCTATACACAGATTATTATAATTTTTATAATAAAAACTCCTTTTACTTATTTTGATATAGATTAGATCTAGTTAAACATATATTAAATATCTAATAACCAATGAGTATATAACGCTTTTATATAATCCCAATCTATTTTCGGTAATACTGATTCTTGTCCTAGATCCTTAGGAATAATATCAAATAAAGTATCTGGATTATTTGCATCTAAATTTCTTATTATATTATAGGAAGATGATATATTATTGATTGTTTCAAAATATACCGTTAATAAACCAGAACACTTTAACCATATCAAGAAATCGTTTAATGTCTTTTTAGTCTTCATTATCTTTTAAATCAATTATTGATGAATGTTGAGCTAACATATCCGCGAAATTATTTCCTTCATCTTCCTCATGTCCTTTAACCCACTCAAGAGATAATTTATAATGAGGTAATAAATCAATAACTTCTCTCCACAAATCCTCATTCTTTTTATCTTTAAAATTAGTCTTTATCCAGTTATAAATCCACCCTTTCTTAATTGGGTTTAATACATACTCAGAATCAGAATATATTACTACCTCGGAATTAAATGGGATATGTTTCAATGCTGAAATAAATCCCATTAATTCACAACGATTGTTAGTAGTATTTTTAATTCCTTTAAATATGTATTTAATAAGATTCATGTCAGAATCATAAAAGACTGCCGAATATCCTCCTTGTTTTCTGGAGGCTCTGTAAGATCCGTCTGTATAAACTATATATTTCATATTTAATAAATGCAGATATAGCTATAATATATCCGGTAATGAATATAATATACTTCATTCTAATCCTTTTTAGCACATCCATAATTTTCAGATTCCGGAAATTCTCCTGTTTCTAAATTGAAAGAACTATATGGAACTATATACTGATACCTTTCACTTATCCTTTTTGGAAAAGTTATAGTTACACGTTGATTTCTTTCATATGTTCCTATTGACCAAAATTCTTTATTATTTGATGCAACTACTAAAGTTCCAAGTGGTAACTCTTTAGGAACATTCAACCAGTCTAAATAAGAAGAATATTTAGAAAGTTTTAAAAATGTGTAACCAAATCCAAATTCATTTAATATATCTACGCAATCAGGTGAAGTAGATGTATATACTTCAATAGTATGTTTTTCGAAATTCAATTCAATCTTGCAATCTCCAATACCCTCATAATAAAACATTCTATTGGATATATCTAATCCTGCCAATCTAGAAAAGATATTTATTCTATATCCAGAATCAATCAAATAAGTCTCCCAATCCCGATAGTCTTTTTTAGGAAATAAGATACATTCAGAAGCTTCAAAAGATGAATGTTGTCCATATTTATTTAGTATAATATTTCCTGGAAAAATTTCAATATCATCATTCTCAAGTATTTCTACTGTACAAATTCCAGTAAGTATGTTATAATACTTAAAATTTTCTGGAAATCTTTTTATTATTTCTGCTATATTTATCATAATAATTTCTGAAATATTGCTATAGGAATTAACAATAGACCGAACATCATTAGTATTATGGCTATAAGCTTTTCAAATTCTCCAAGCTCTAACTCACAGTAATTCTCAGCATGGTAGTATATACCCCATGACAATAATAATAATATAAAACCTACAATAATATACATTTTATTATAATTTATTTAAAAGATCTTTTAATCTTTCCTTATTTACAATTACTTCATCAAATGCTCCGAATTTACATTTTCTATTAAATAAATATCTAATAGCGATCTTTAATCTCTTCCAAAAACTCACCTCCGGATTTAAATAATATTCTATATAAATCTCCTCCTCTCCTTCATAAGAAATAAAACGCATTAGATGTTCGGAGCAATTACATTCACACTCTAAGTAAACTATTTCCATTATATATACATTTCTTCGATTTCTAATAATAATTGTTCAACCACTAAATTCTCCTCTAATTGATCTTCTAAGAATAATTCCTCTAGATTAGGTAAATCTAAATGAATCGGAGGGATATTTAATATTTCCGACACTAAATTATTTACATCTTTTGAAGTTTTATCAATTTCTTCGCAAAGCATTTTATACTCTTGAAGATCCTCTGGAGTATTATTGTATAAAATCATATTAAGCTAATAAAAAGTCATTTAAGTTCCACGGAATTATTTTTCCTTCTGAAACACCTTCAAATAAATCTAAATATCTAATAGGATATTTCTTAGTTGCTGTGGTATTCTGATAAATAATTTGAACATAGAACTCATTCTTATTTATTACTTCTTTCTTCACATCTAATTTATCATATTTAATTATTAATAAAACATTTATATATGAAGCTTCTATATATGCTATATAATCATACAATTGTTGAAATGTATGATTTCCGTCAGAAATGTATTTTGTATCTATTCTATCTGATAACTCTTTAATAACAGAATTTAAATATCTAGCATCTGTTATTCCTTCTAAATTCTCCATATTTCTATATTTAAATAACAATAATATTCGATTCTTTAACTTTATTTAAATCAAATTCAGGATTATATCTAGTTCTTAGAATATTTAAATACTCTTGATTCTGATCTAATTCATTATTTATATACACCATTCCATTAAAACTTATTGGAATAATATCAAATAACTCTTTTATATCTAAATCGGAGTAATCTTTAGCACTTCTCTTATTTAAAGTATCTTTTATCACATTTAAATTATATTTATCCCCATTCCCCTCTATGTAATAAATAGGATGAAGCTTTACGGATGAGATGGACCAATAACCAAATCCGGAAGATTTTAATACCATCCATCCCATCCAATTTACTCCAAATTTACCGCTTGTTTTAAATACTCTATTCCCCTTAAGATCTATTATATCGGAACTCCCTTTAATAGTTCTTCCGTATATAGTCTTAGTAGATTTAAAATATTCCCAAAACTTTTTTCTGGCGGTTATTCTCATGGATTAATAACTCCTAGAAGAGTTAGTATTATCAATATGACTCCAAAAGCTATCACCCCAGCACTATCTTCATTCTTATGTTCTTGCATAATCTTAAGTATTTATATTAAACAATGTTTTTAAATTCTTTGATAATTTAATACATTCTAGATCATGTAAATGAAACCATTTACAAGAAACTAGATCTTTTGGGAGGTGTATAAATTCCGGGATATGATCTAAATTAATAGAGTAAAAATACCTTTGTTTCTCTAAATCATTATCCCTATCAATCATTATAAACCTCTCTCTCCGAAACCTGTGATTAATAGAATTTTTCACAATTCTACTTGCACAAGATTCCATTGTTTCCGCTTGAAGTAGTGGACCTTCTAAAGAATCCCATATATTTTTATGTCTTTTTTTGAATAAGAGAATTAAATCATTATATCTAATTAATATATTTACTACCATCATGTTTGAAAATCTGAGTTTGAAAAATGAAAATAAAAAAGCCTAGAACTCCAAAAATCTATAATAGTCCAAACATACCATATCTGGAAGTTGACTTAAAAATAGTTTTAGAGTATCTAGGCTTGATAAAATAGACAGAAAGGGGTATTCTACTTATAAGCCATAGAATCCGTTTAGTTTTGAAATTTTAATATTTTACAGTCTTTTAAAGAGTTATATAAACAAAACTTTATTTATATAATATTCAGTTAAATAACTATTTGGAGTATTTTTCATATCTTTTCGATTGATTGAATATCATTTGAATAAAAAAATATTTTGTAAGGATTATTTTTATCGATACAAATATAACTTACATATCCAAGACTTTCTGCAATTACTCCTTTATTAACGGAAGCATCTAATAAAGTTAAAACAATTGGAGAATCGAATTTAACTTTATTAAATGATATTGCATGTTTTGATAATGATAATGTTGCTGTTCCTGTAGGTTTAAATGTAACCTTATATTTGGGAAGTTTATCAACATTTTCAAGTTTTATTAATTCTAATAAAGTATCGAGTTCTTGATATTTTTCTGAAGCAAATTTCTTTGAATAATCAAAGTTAAATAATTCATCAATATCAATACTTGATAATTCTTTGTATTTGTCTTTCAATATATTAATGAAAATCTTTTTCAAACTATCTGTATTAAGAATTTCATCAATATTATTTGCAAGCAAAATTTTATCTAAATCTATTGTTTCCATATCCCTTAAATTTTTTAATTATTCATAATCTGAAGAAAATCTAACACCAAAACAAAAATAAACAGTATCTGAATTTACATTTACTTTTCTTGTTTTAGGTTTAATACGAAATTTCAATAATTCTTTGTCCGTTAATAATTCATTTTTTGGACAATCGCAATGATTATCTTCGATAACTAAATTATATTCTCTTTTCATAACTTTAAATTTTTAATCTATATAATATATCCGATAAATATATAAAAATTAGGGATTCGGGGAAATAAAAAAACCTGCAAACAATTATTTGCAGGTTCACCTGAGAAAAAACAAATCAATCTTTAAATTTAAAGTTATGGATTATTGTCCTACGAGGATTTGAACCTCAATTCTCTGGACCAAAACCAGATGTATTACCATTATACTATAGGACAAATGTTTATTAAAAATAGTTATGTATAGATTATATAAATACAGCCAAAGAATATGTCAAGGGCAAGAATCCTCTCAAGGACTAAGGTTAAGACAGAAAGAGGAGTATAGTTTATATTTAAATAAGTATATTTATTTAAATAAAAACATCTTTTGAGGATTCTTTCGCATTAATAGTTTATATTATCGTCTATATTATTTAGCTAAATTTTATTATATATATAATCTATACATATAAAAATACCTCCATCCAAATGGATTTAAGTATTACCTACTTTATTTATTTTTCTTTTGAGATGGTATGAAGATCGTTATAAATACTCCTTAAACCATCTGGGATGATGATTTTAAGTTTCTCAATTTCCGATCTCTTATTTAATACATATTCATTATATTTTGAACGTACTACTTCCATCTTTTCATTATACGACTCTGAAGCTGCTTTATCTTCAAGAGTAAGATACATTTGATATTCATGATCATAACTTTTTATCTTAGATTTCAAAGAGTTCAGAACCTTCTCATTCTCTCTTCGTAAATCTTGATATTTAAGCATAATCTTTTCTACTTCTTTAGTATCCACACTTGGGATTTTATTAGTGACTACAACTATAGAATCTTTTGCTTCTGTGGTTATATTCACTTTGTTATGTGCAATATTTAAAAGCTCGCTATAAGCTTTTCTTAAAGCACCATTATTATGAATATATTTCCCAATTGAAGAAGTTAAAGCTTCTGAGAAGAGATATTTAACCCGTTCTGAAACATCTAATTTCCCAAGTCCATAATTAGGATCTAGTGTAGAATCTTTAGACCTCTGTACTACATATTCAGGGAAATCCTTTATAAAATCAGATAAAGTATATTCTCTAAGTTTCTCACTTTCCATATCTTTTGCTTTGATTCCTTCACTCATCCATGCAATAAATGCTTTTAGTTGTGCAGCTTTAGTAAGTTTAGAATCTAGATCAGATAGTTCGGATAGATTATATCCTTCTTTAGTTCTAATCTTATTCTCAGATCCAAAGAGTGTTACTTCTTCAGTAATGAAGGAGATATTATTTAAAGATGATTCTATATCCTTTAATAACTCTCTAGCAATGTTACATAAATATGTAGCAGAAGTAGAAGTAATACCACTCTCTCCAAAAAATACTTTATTCTCATTTTTAATTTCCATAATATGAATATTTAAATAATTACTACTTAGGCACTTTGTAAGGAGTCGAACCTTAACCTCACATCCCTCGGAGTGCATCCGATGCACAAAGTACTATTAAATAATCAGATCCAGAGATATATAAAATCTCTTTTGCCGGGAATATATCCCAATGAAGTTTGTGCCTTAACTTCATCCCCTGTTTTTCTATAAGGCACTATAGATTATCAGAGATTTCATATAATTTCTTATATGATTGATTCCCTATAAATATTGTAGTTTTTGGAATCTCACCTTCTATATAAATAGATTGGCTCAGTGTCACCACTATCCTTTAAGGACTACAGGTTCTCTTACGAAGCGTATTTCTGTATTTAACTTCACTGATTTTGCTACATCTAGATAGTACTAGAAGTGGGATTCAAACCCACACGGATATTACTATCCACAGAATTTTAAGTCCTGAGTGTCTGTCAATTTCACCATTCTAGCATAATATATTTAATCCCACCATTCTTTCATATAATAATATCTTAATTTATTATATAAATACCACGCTTTTTCAGTTCGAAGAGTTGGGAGAATATCAATATCATATTTATCTATAGAAATAAATCTATTTATATTCTTAGTATTTACATAACCTTTAAAATCTAAATCCTCATCCCTAGCAATATCTAATAATCTCACAGCCAATTGCATCTTCGAAATTATTCTGGAATTATTAATATGACATCCGTTATCAGTAAAAAATTTAATACATTGAGTTAATTTCTCTTTTTCTACATCTAACATAAATGCCCAATCAAAATTATAATAAGCATTAGTTTTTATAAAAAATTTAATCCATCTCTTTACTTCTTTCGGGAGTTCTCTCTTTTTCATAATTAATAAATTATAAATCTAGACATATTTGTATATATAAATTATTAACAGGATCATTTGGAATTAGATCTTCTCCAGATATTTTCCGTCTTAATCTTCTCTCTATACATCTATCACATAAATACAATTTTAAATCCCACGTCGAATACAATACATTATTCTGAACTGATTTCTTATATTAACTTGCTTCTTATAATACGAAGCTACATTAGACAATTATAAGTGTATCAACTCCGATATACGGTTTATCAGATTAATCCATTAGGAAATAATGCTTGTTTCTCATATAATTATTTTTATGGAAGTTCGATAAAAATGCTATCATTAACCATACTCGATAGCTAAGTTGGGTTATACGACACCCAATAGGACTAAATTTATATGTACAATACAAAACCTATAAGTTACGTTGAGTCCTACACTAGTACTACACTCTTTATTATGCTCCTCGGGTAGGACTTGAACCTACGACTCTACGGATTAACGGTCCGCTGCTCTAGCCAACTGAGCTACTGAGGAGTTAATTTAATGATATAAGTTCCCAAACCTTATATTTTAAATTCAAGAAAGTTTTATAACATTTCTAAGTTATAGAGTTATTCTCATTACCAATACAAACTCAAAAAGATGGATCTGCTTTTAATTTATACTCCCCTTAGACATAGGATGAGTTGGGATTTATAATTAGCATGCATAATTATAAAATATAACAAACTTCTATATTCCGCGTTAAATATCTGAAGTCTATTATATAGTAGCGGAGATGGATTCGAACCACCATCCTCTAGGTTATGAGCCTAGGATGTTACCTTTACACTATCCCGCATAGAATATAAACAAAATTATTAATAAAAGGGGTGGTTACAGCTCATCTGCATTATTGCTGATTTTGATATTATCTCAAGGGCACTGAACCCACCCCAACCCTACTGTTGCCCTTTTTTCGGGGTTAATATTAAGATATGAATTATATGAGTTTCTTTATCACTTCTTAGATTGGATTCGGACTAATATTTCCTACTGTATGTGACATTTTCACCAGTTAAACTACTAAGAAGTTGATTTAACAATAAGTATTCCACGCTTATTTTATATCCAATCCTAAGATATTAGATTTTAGGTCAATTTGGAAATCTAAAAATCTAGGTTTATTTATACTCTGTAACCAGTAGAGCTTGGAATATCTGATTATTGTACACTAATTAGATTTACATATGTAAATATCTTACTCCATGAGGATAATTTCTCTATGGATGTTACCTATTTGGATTTCAGAGATTTTATATTTAAAATCATCTCTAACTGTTATCGTTTCTAACATATCTAAAGATGCGTTATCTCCTAATACTTCGATACATCTTACTAATCTTGGGCTACTCCTATTAATATTTCTCATATCTAATGGAGACTTAATTACTTTATATTTAATTAAATACTCTATAGCTGGTAGAGATAGATTTAATCCAATTCCGGATCTATTAATCACGATCTTCATAATTATTATATTTAAAAGATTATTTTTATTTGTTTTAATTAATATAATTTTAAAGTATTTAAAAGATATCATTCTTATATATTTCCGAATATAACCTTTTAAATATAATATTTAATGAGAGCGAAGAGAGATTCGAACTCTCACAATATAGTTTTGCAGACTATTCCCTTAACCAATTTGGATATTCGCTCTTATTTAAATAGAATTAATGATTGATTCTAATGAAGATAATAATAATAGAAATATAAATATTCCTATTATTGTCATTATGTATTTTATATCTATCTTTCTCATAATAAACAAATTTAAAAAGGAGAGTATTAACTCTCCCTTAATAAGGAAGGAGACATCACGTCTCATTAAATGTTGCTAATGTTAAACACTGATCATGAAAAAAATTACAAAAAACATTAATCCAGAAATTCTAAACCTCAGAAATCCTGAAAATCAATATCGTGGTCCCACTAGGACTTGAACCTAGAATCTCAACATTATGAGTGTTTTGCGTTAACCTTTACGCTATGGGACCTTACATATCCTTAGATAAGATATATAATTATATACTTATCATCATATGTTTAAACATATATCATAATCATATTTCTAGCAATCTGAATATGTTGATCTAGATAATATATCATAGATCTTTATCTAATAATCCTTGTAATTTATATTATAACTCTTATCTAACAAAAGAGAAGAGCTAATATTGTAAAGAATAGATATATTCTATACACCCAAGGACTAGCTGTCTTTTTAATGTTTTGTAATAATACTATTAACGCAGTTATACATACTGCATTAAGTACTGTTAAAATAATTAATATTAATTCCATAATTTTAAATTTAAAGTTATAAATTATAGACACGACAGCTTATATATTTATTGATACTAGAGGCAAATAAGAGGTGATTAGGGTTCAAGATTAGAACTTGTCTCACCTCTTTCATTAACACAAGATTTTCCATGGTTTTACGAACTATGGAGAAAATTTTTAGTGGTGTTGTGGATTAATGCTGTGAGAAGGGGGAAATTTGTGGTTTAGAATCACAAAAATCCCATCTCTCACTTCTAATCACTTAAAAAATATTATCACTTAAAAAAATATTATCACAACTCCCTTAGTACCTAGTGAAGGAATCGAACCTTCATTAACCATTCTAGGTAAATCGAATAGGTCATATTTCAACCCACTCGATTTTTCTTTTATATATTTTATACTCTCCTGTTTCGAGCAATAGTTTTATCGCATCCTCAACAGAGAATGATTTTTGCTTTCTTGCTTCTGTAATACTCATATTACGTTCTAGATTATATTCTCTAAATAATTCCAGAGCACTTTTAATTTTCCCTACATAAATAGGATTTTCATCAGTCCAGTCCACAGTTCTTGTGGAAGTATTTTCTAAAATACCTACCTCAGACAGGAATTTTAAAATTAATCCTTCTCTAATTGGGAGAATTTTAGCTAATTCCTTTCTTATATAGGATTTCTCCATTGGATGATGTAGATTTTCTCTTTTGAGTGAGTTAAGTTTTTGACTCAGTTCTTTGTAATCTTCTTGTGTTAAATTTTTAATCTTTTTCATGATATCTTGTGTTAATTTTTTAATAATAATACATAATATAAATAAAGGATAGCATTAGCTATCCTTTATATTAAGCCTCATCCCAGAGACACAGAGTTCTTTCCGTGCCAGGAACGAAACGATTCGGGACGCGTTTCACGTCAATGACTTTGACAGCTTCAACATCATCCATAACCTCTAGGATTTCTCCTAAGGTCGTGCATTTCCGGAGTTGCTTCATTAACCCCGATTTTGCCTCATCCAGTCCATTGACTCTGTTTACGAGCTGAGATAGAGACAGTACTAATGTTTGTGTTTCTCCCTCTCCACGAACAAAACCTTGAACAACACGTTCTTGTCCATCCTGAGTTATGAACTTATATTCAGGGTTAAATGTTGCATTACTTAAGTCGACAACGTCTCCAATTTCACGTCCGCCTTCTGCGTTACGAACTATAACTGGGGAATTTAATAATTCTTTAGACAGACCTTGTGAAAATTTACTTCTACCTTTCATAATCTTTACGTTTTATTTAATGTTTTTTATTCAAAGATGGTCACGGGGTGTAGGGTGTGATAGATCTTAAATTTTCAGAGCTACAGAAATTTTTTATAAAAAAATTTTTATTTTTGCTTAGTTATTATAGAACAATATAAAACTAAAAACCCTATCTACTTTAAAATACAAAAATTTTTAAAAATTATTTTTTATTTAGATTATCTACTCTATCTTTGTATAACTAAACAACAAAAAACATAATATGAAAACAATTGAAAATTTTAAATTAGAAGTAGTATTAAGAATCCTTAATGCATTTAAAGAAGAAGACGAAATTGCAAGTATTTTATCTTCCCAATTATCTACTTATGGTATAAGTGATGAAGTAATAAAAGTATCCACAAAACATTTAATTTCATCTGGAGATATTGAAGATTGTTCCAGCAATGGCTTCGCTCCAAGATTTAAAATTCATACATCATTATCTTGTCCAGATTTTTTAATTAATCCAGATCTAACATTAAACAACAAAGCTTTCATTCTAATGTTTTATAACATTCTACCATCATATGATAAAATTCCAGCTAGAGAATTAAAACGAATTTTAGATGATAATAATATAGATTGTGTTATTGGAACTATTTATAATATTACAAGAAGATTAAAAGAATTTAATACAGAAGGTTTATTTGGAATACTTAAGAATACAAAAGATATAACTTTAAAAATCTCACATCCTAAGTACACTCTTTTAAAAACACCTAAAGGATATCAAGTTAATTCTAAATTATTAAAAGGTGAGAATACTGAAGAAAGGGTTATATATAAACACTCTGATAAATTATGTATAAAATGTGGAGAAACAGATCCTTCTAAATTTGATAAGCATAGAAATTTCTTATGTAGTAAGTGTGCACGAGATGAAGAGGAAGAAAAGAAATGGGAAAATATAGGAAAGTGGTTATTAGATAAATGCAAAAGAAATTGTGAGTATAGAAAATATAATTATAGTAATAAAAATAATATAAAAAAGGAATTGGATATTACAGAAGAATATTTAAATGAGATGTACAAAGCACAAGAGGGGAAATGTTATTATTCTGGAATCTCGTTTTCAAAAGATTGTAGACCTTCTGTGGATAGGATAGATTCTAATAAAGGATATATAAAAGGAAATATTGTTATTTGTGAGGATAAGATTAATGTAATGAAGAGTAATTTATCTATTAAAGAATTTAAGGAAAGGATTGTGAATATATATAATAACTTAAATAATATAGATTTAATATAAATACAATAAATTTCTCCTCCATTTTACAATTCCCTAAGAAGAAAAAGTATGAAATTTTAGGATTTAAATAAAATAAAATTTTTAAATTTTCTTCGGAATGAGGTATGAGGATTGTATTAAATATAAAATATTTAAGATATATGGGAATTTTAAATATATGAGGTATTTAAATATAAATTTTATATAATAGATAAATTTTAAATATAAAGAGACTCCCAGCTCAAGATTTTTTGCGAAGCAAAAAAACTTACCCTTTGAAGGGGTAGGGTAGGTACTAGTTAAGGACTTACTAGTTATAGTTCTGGTACTCTCATGAGAGGTAGGATTTGGAGTAGAAGTGTGATTTATTTAAATATTTGGTTAAATATTTAGCAGAATGCGCGTTTAGGTAAGGATTGTTCAAGTGTAATTTAGAAGAGCTTCAAGTGTAAAATAATCGAGTTGGTGGTTTTCGTCTTCTATTCTACACTTAGAGCATTTTTTAAATTTTTAAAAAATAAAGTAGGAATATGATTTATATAAAAATTTTATCATAGAAACCGACGGTCTTATCTAAATTTGTTATAAAAACCATTCGGGAAAATCGTGAATAGAAAATTTTTAGATTTTATAGGTAATGTGAGTTATTATCCTTATCTTTGTTTGTGATTAAAAATAATTCCACAACATTATCTATTTATTTAATTAAATATATAAATTTAACATGGAGAAAATAAATAAACCACAAAGAATACAAATAGGAAAAAACTTGATAGAAAATGAGGATTTAAATGGGTATACTATATACTTATTCTGTTTATTATCCTTATATAAAGATAAAGATACGCAGCAATGTTTTCCTTCTTTAAATACTTTAGCGGAAGAAACTAAATCATCAAAAAAGACAGTTATGAATAGATTAAATGAACTACAAGATAAAGGTTATATAACTATAACTAAAAGAGGAAATAAAGGAAATTTATATACCCTAATTCGCCCTCCAAAATTATTAAAAGATAAAGAAGAATTTACTTTCGAATTTATGAAAAGAGATGATTTAACAATAGAAGAGAAGATATTCTTTATTTGTACTGCTCCAAAAACTATTAAAGATACTAATACCGGAATAGGAGAAATGAAGAATGTGAGCGTGAATGCGATTGCTAGGTTATGTGGATTTTCGTGGGGAAATGCGAAAGAGCTTATTGATGGACTAGAGAAAAAGGAAAAGATAGAGTTAAATAATAATAATTTAAAAATAGATTATACGAAGATTAGTCAGGCTATATTATTTATGGCTGCGAAAATTGAAGAGAATAGTAAGGATATTGTTAAAACAAATAATAGGGTAGATACATTAGAATCTAGAGTAGAATATTTAGAGAGAGAGATATTAAAGATAAATGCTAAGGATGTAGAATATGAAACAATTTAATTATTACTAAATGTTATATTTAATAAAATCAGGAAGTAATTTAAAGATAGGATTTACATCTGATCTAGATTCTAGATTATCCCAATATAAAGTACATAATCCGGATATTAGATTATTAAATTATAAATCCGGAACAAGAGAAGATGAAAAGAGATTACATACCTTATGTAAAAAATATAAATATTCTGATGAGTGGTTTATATATAACGAAGAAGTTATTGATATATTTAATAGTTATATTAGTAAAATAGATATAGAATCTTCTTTTAAATATTCTATAAGCATAAATTTAAATCTTATACTGGAGGGATTATCCCAACTATCTAAAATAAGTGAATATAAAGTGTTAGTCTGTTTATGGAAATATTCAGATCTGCGTGGAAAGATTGTATTAGATTCTTATTTAAATAATTTAATACATCATGCAACACAACTTACAATAGGAACTATTAAAAATTGCATCTCCTCTTTATATAAAAAGAATCTTATTATAAAACTCGGAAAGGATAGAGGAGTTTATTACTTAAATACTAGATATTTTTTAAAGAAATGAATTAAAGAAACATTAAAAATTAAATACTATTAAATAAAATAATATGATATACTTAATTGAATCAGGTAATTTCTATAAAATAGGATTTACAGAGAATCTTAAATCTCGAATGAAACAATATGCTACTCACAATCCAGATTGTAAACTTATAGATAGTTTTGAAGGATACATAGAAGATGAGAAACAGTTACATGAGTTATGTAAAGAATTTAATCATTCTTCTGAATGGTTTAATAAAGATAAAAGGATATTAGAGATATTCCAAGAATATAAAAATTCTGACACTGTTGCATTAAATAAAAAAATAAAGAGTTTAGAACAACGGGTTAATGAATTAACACGTAGCGTAGGAATGCTGAATGATCGGTATGAGAATTTAACTACAACTATAAATAAGACTACAAATAATGAGAGTGATCTAATAACTTTATGTAAAAGAATAGTCGAATGGGAAGAAAGAACCTTGTCCAGATTAGATATATTAGAAAATATAATATATAAAATAATATAAATGAAGTAAATAGTTGAATTTAAATATACCTATTATATCCATTTCCCTATAGGATTTCTCACAAAAACCACATACCTTTGTAAATCATAACAATCAATCCTTTTATGCAAAATCCAACTTTTGAATCTACACCAATAACATTAACTTTTCCAGAATCATTTTATATAAAAGAAGGACTACAACGATATTATAAAATAATCTCCGAACCTAAATATACTCCAGAAGAGGAGAGTTATACATATAAACTTCAACCATGTAAAAATGAAGAAATCTTAAATACAGACAATACTAAAATAATAGAACTTATAATTTAAATATATCACAATGAACGTAAACGATTTTTATAAAACAACTAATTACAATGAGCTATACCTCCAACTTTTACAAGGAATTAAGGAAGGGGTGGGAGATTTTAATACAGAGAATATAGCTTTATTAACAGAGAAATTATCAGCAGTAGTAAATGAATTAAATACTACTAATACTAAGATAGATACGACAAATACTAAAATACAAGATTTAATAACTAAAATAGAGAATTTAACTACTACATTTAGTGCTAAATTAGATACAGCATTAGCATCTCTAGCTAATATTGATGTTGATTTAGATCCTGTTAAAGAAACTTTAGGACAGATAAAGAATACAACTACTTCTATACATACTAATACCTCTAGTATAGATACTAATTTAATTCAGGCAAATACTAAATTAGATACTATTGTAACTAATACCTCTCCAAAACTTCCGCCAGCAAATGGAGGGGCAATTGATTAGGTATAAATTAAATTGCACATGTTATTGTTATATAATATATACATTCTTTAAATATTAAAGATATACTATCTTTGTAGTGACATAATTTATAAAGTTAAACAAATAGTATATGGACGGTAATATAATGCAAAATGTATTAGTGATGTATAGTTATGTAATGAATAACTTAAATAAAATAAAAACAATAATAATATCAGATCCTGAATTTAAATCTCAGGATTCAATAGAGTTTATAGATGAATTTGGAAAGATTAAATATCCAGAACTATCGTATTTAGATAGACAAGGGGCTGTGAAGAAGGATTTGAATAATATTATTCCGGAATTAAGAAAAAATCTTAATTTATAAAATTTAACATTTAATCTTAGGATTAGATCTATAATCTTAGTATATTTGTATATGTTAAATTAAAAATATGATTATGGAAAAACTTATTAGTGATAAGGAGTTAGAATGTATAAATGCTTCTATGATGGATGTAATGAATAATGCTAAAATCGGAATTGAGAAATTAGTTCAAATTATTCAGTATTTTAATGAAGGAGATTGTGAGAATAAAAAGAATTTAAGAGAACTATTAGAAATGAATAAGAGCTTCTCTGATTATTTTGATATGATTGAGGATAGACTTAAAGTGATATTATCTAAGTTAGATAACTTCCATAGAGAAGAAGACTATGATGGAATTGATATAGAGACATTGTTAAATCTTATCGATGAGAAATTAGATAGAACTTTAAATAAAATTCCTAACGAAGAAGAAGATTCTTTAGATGAGTTAGAAAATAAATTAAATAATCCTGATTTAGATAAAATTCCAGATTATGCTAAAGTTGGGGTTACTATCGGAGCACCTATAGCTAGTAATAAATTACCGATAGATCAGGTTAAATGTACTAGTCCTGATATAAATGAGTTATTTTCTAATTTCGGAGAGATGGTAAAGGAAATGTTAAAAAGTTCTGATATAGAATATATAACAAATGACGATTATCTTAAATCCCTTAATTTTATTAAGGAGATGATTGAAAATATAAGCAAGTAGTCTTCTTTGCGTGTTTATTTATGTGTTAATAATGTTAAATGAAAATACCCTATAACTTAATTGTTATAGGGTATTTTTTATATATAAAATTTAAATATGTAATTTATTTAATTCCTCATTGTCATTTTTCTTTACCCACTTATCTATTAAGATATATAATAAATACCATAATACTAAGAAGCAGAAAAATACTAATGCAGATTTAAATAAATAAGTTAATCCGGCAGATAATAAAACTGAGATAATAACCTTAACAGCTTTATAATTTAGGATTTTATAAAAGAATCCCTTTACTTTATTCCAAAAATTTTTCATAGTTAAATATTATTTAGTTGTTACTTAATAGTTCATTAGAATCATTAATATTAGGAATTAAGAAGCTTATATAGTTACCTTGTTTAAGATTTGCTCCATTATTTGTATCATAAATATATATATAATAAGAGACGACAGTACTTCCACTTATTGCAGATTTAAATGTTGTAGATAGATAATTTTCATCCGAGACATTTACATTCTCTGATAGAAAAGGAGTTATACATAATAAATTTTTATATCTAGAAGCTAAAGTAGAGTTTTTATATCCTACTGTTATTCTTATCCCTTTATCATCTGAATTAGAGATTATAGAAGCAGTAACGTTATTTATATATTCGTGATTATAAAAGATTGTTTGTAGTGTTCCACTTGAAACATTGGCTGTTCCGGCAACCATTGCTTGAGTCTTTTTTAATAATGCTATTATTTTATCCTCATTTAAATAATTAGTGCTCATTTATTTATATATTACTTGTTTTTATATTATTATATAATATTAGACATTATTCCTGAAGGTTTATTATATATAATATTCCTACTCTTTATTAAATTCTTATGAAAGAACCCTTCGTTTTATATTATCCAAATCAACTTCAGCATCAAATTTTGGATTAGATTGAATCATTTCTTTATATACGGATTCTTTAGATGTAAAATATTGAATTTCTTGAGAATTAGTAGAAAGAGTTCTGGTTTGGGAGAAGATTTAAATAATATCGCCCAGACAGGAAGGGGTGGGATTTTGCTATTGGAAGTATTAGATATCATTTAAATATAAGATTATATATAAATCCTACTTCTTCTTTTTTCCTTTATGTTTCCATTTAGCAGAATTACGTGCAAAGTTAGCCCTTTTCTTTTGTAGAGGTGTGGCATTTGGATCATTTAATACCGATCTAGCATGTTCCTGAACAGATTGTCCAGCTCTTTTAGCAGACTCTGTAAATTTTCCACGATTCTTTTTCTTAATATAAATTTTCCCGCCCTTTTTAAGAAATTCCGCAGATTCTTTACCTAAATACTTCTCTATAACATTATTAAATTCCTCTAAATCCAAATCTGGAACTTTTAATAGACTAAAGTCTATTTTACTAAGATTAAATTTCATACTCTATAATTTAACGCGTTAAACATATTATTTCTTATATTTTTAAATTTAAATATATAAATCTTGTTTTGACTGCAAGTTATTAATATATTTGCACTATTCAAAATAAGTGTGTATTAAAAATAGAAAATAAGTTAAATGATAGACAAAATTCTACCCCTCATAAATAGTTTGATTAAATCTAAAATTATAAAAGATTCTAAATTGGTACTTTGTGTAGTTATTGTACTATGTACTTTATATTTTTCTAACTATGTAGAAAGATATTTAAACGAAACGATAAAGGAAACTGTTAGAATTGAAATAAGTAATGTATTCAATCAAAGAGAGAAAGAGAGATCTGAGAAACATGCGGAATTAGTAAATACCGCACTAACTATTCCCCCTAAAATAGATAATGAATTACGTAAACTTCAACAAACTCTTAAAGCTGATAGGGCGTTTTTCTGTGAATATGGTAATAGTTTAACTTCATTGAGCGGAAATCTTTTTACATACTTCACAATGAGGAATGAACAAAATGCTTCTGGAGTAGCGGGAATTAAACAGCAATATCAACAACAAAGTACTGATAATTTTAGATTTAATGTAGAACTTAACGAAAAGAAAGTATATAATCTATTAGATATAGAGAATATTAAAGAATCAGATCCGATTTTATATACAATGTTAAAAAAGAATGGAGCTAAACAATTATTTCTTTATTTAATAGAAATTGATGGAACTCCCAGAGGATTTATTGGAATAAGTTATTCAAAAGAATCCCCGCTTTCGCATGATCAAATGTTTTATTATATAACAACTTGTGCAAGAGCTATAATAGATTTAGCTATAGTGAAAGGAAATTAAAATTTATATATTATGACTATGAGTATGAATGAAGGAGATGTTAAATACTTCTCCTTCGATGGTAATGATTTAATCGTCGATAAGGAAAACGATGATGTTACATACAATGATGAGAAACATGTGTATGTAGGTAAAAAGGGAGTAGGAGAAGGAAAAAAATTTATTTCTGTAACTACTTTAATTGGAGAGTTCGAGAATAAGTTTGATTCAGATTTTTGGAAGAAGTATAAGGCGTTAGAAGAGTTAATGGGAAATGATTTTATTAATGTAAAGAGTTCTTTATTAAATACTAAAAAATGGGATGATTCTTATATTCCAGATAGTATTACAAAAGAAGTATTTGAAGAAACTTGTAATAAATATGTAAAAGATTGGGGAGAAACAAATAGGATAGCTTGTGAGTATGGTACTGAGATACATGCAGAACAAGAAACTGGATTTTATAATCATGCTGAGAAAATGATTAAGAGATTTAATTTAGGAGGAACTATTCCTGTATATAAAAATCATCATAATTTAGATATAGATACAGGAATTATACCGGAAATGTTAATTTCTTATATAGATCCAGAAGGAATGTTACGTATTGCTGGACAATCTGATTTAATTATTAAAAATGGAAATCATATCAAAGTATGGGACTGGAAAGGATTACCTTTAGACACGCCAATTGCAACTAAATCTGGATGGACAACTATAAAGGATATTAAAGAAGGAGAAGAAATTTTTGATAAGGATGGAAATATAACTAAAGTAGTACATAAATCTGAAATACATTATAATCCTTGTTATAAAATAACTTTTGATAATTCTGAAAGTATTATAGCAGATCACGAACATCGTTGGTTTATATCCTTCTTAAAAAACAAAAAATATACAAATAAAGTAATGACAACTGAGGAATTACATTATCTATTAGAAGATATAAATAATAGAAAAGAAAAAAGAATAAAAATTAAATCAGAAGAACTTCCAAAAATACTTAATGCTAAACCTTTAAATCTCCCAAAAGCAGATTTACCTATAGATCCATATGTATTAGGTTGTTGGCTTGGTGACGGTTCAAAATCATGTGGACTAATTACTCAAAGAAAAGATTCTCCATTATGGGAAGAAATTAAATCTAGAGGATATGATATAGGAGAAAATGCTCAACATAATCCAGATAGAGCTAATGTAGAATGTAAAACAATTTATGGTTTACGTACAAAGCTAAAACAATTAGGAGTATTAGAATATAAACATATTCCTGATATATATCTGAGGGCTTCATTTGAACAACGATTAGATCTTCTTAGAGGACTGATGGATACTGACGGATACTATCATAAAGAAAGGAGAAGATTTGTAATGTCAACTACTCAAAGATGGCAAGCAGACGATACAATTAAATTAATATCTAGTTTAGGTTTAAAAGGAACAATATTTAATGTAAAAAAGAAGTGTGATGGTAAAATTTTTCTAGGATATGATATTTGTTTTTCTAGTAATGATTTAAACCCTTTTTTAACTAGAAATCAAAATATTGAATTATCTAATGGGTCTAAGAATCATTATAGAAATATTAAATCTGTAGAAAAAGTAGATACTATTCCAACACAATGTATTGAAGTAGATAGTCCTTCTCATACTTTTTTGTTTGGATATTCTATGATTCCAACACATAATACTAATAAGAAATTAAAACAAAAATCCTATTTTGATCCTAAAAAGAAGAAGTATCAAATGATGAAATATCCTTTAAATAATATAATGGATTGTAACTTCTTACATTATACTCTTCAATTATCTCTTTACGCATGGATGCTTCAAAAACAAAATCCGGATTTAATTATTGATGAGCTAAGAATTGTTCACTTTACTCACGATGGTGAAGTTAATGAGTATGTTCTAGAATATTTAAAATCTGATATAGAGAAGATGCTTAAATACTATAAAAAGCAGTTAATTCTCCGTAAATATGAAGAAGAAAATAAACCTATAATATTTTAAATATCATGAGTATTAAAGATATATTATCAGGACACGCAAAGGAATTTTTAAATATAAATGAAAAATTATATTTAAAAAGATTAGAGATATGTAAAGAATGTCCTTTATATTCAGAAAAATATGGAGGCTATTGTGATCCTAAATTATGGATAAATCCTCGTACTGGTCAGGTATCTGATGTAGAAATGGTTGGATGGGTTAAAGGATGTGGATGTAGACTAATGGCAAAGACAAGAAATAAAAATAATCATTGTGTATTAAATAAATGGTAAATGTTTTATGTTAAATTTAAATGTATATGGGAAAAGTAATGAAAAATGATTATTCCGGATTATATGTTCCGGAGAATGTTAGGTCAGAATTAAATACTGACAAAGCTCTTAAATCGATAGGAATCGATGAGAAAATAAAAAATGTCTCTGACGAAGAACTCCAGAAACAAGTAGAGTTTTTTGAGGATAAAGTAAATAATTGGGAAATTAAACCAATGGGAACTTATTTAATCTTCTCTAAATATCCTGCTAGTCCTTATGAAAATCCTAAATCTAAGGGAGGAATTATATTAAAACGGGACGTTAAACATGATCCTCGTTCTGGAGAAGATATAGATATTTGGAATGAACGCTTTATTTCTGTAGGTAGTGTAATAGATGTAGGTCCTGATTGTAAAACAGTTACCCCGGGAATGGATATAATGTATATAGCTAATAGTGAAAGAGATCTCCCAATTGATACTGACGGAACTGGAGATACTGTTTTATGGATTATTCAAGAGCAAAATGTATTAGCTTGTAGTTCTAAGAAAATTAATAACCATGAAGAATTGTCTTAAATATCAAGAACCTAAAATATTTCTAAAACCAGGAGATTTGGTTCAATTAAAACACGATATGCCATTTAAGCCTAAAATGCTTATAGTGGAAAAAGTTGTAGATTCATCGGAAAATGAAATTTCATTTCTTGGAATGAGGTGTGTATGGTTTAATTCTAATCGAGATATGTGCGAAGGAGTATTCTCGACTAAAGATTTAGAAAAGGTATGATATGAAGAGTGATATAAGTAATCTCCTTATTTATATCACTCTTTCTTGCTAAATATGGATATGTACTATGGTAAAGTTTTTTAATTATAATAATCAAACCGGATCCTTAGAATTAAATAAGGAGGAGATTCTATTACTTAAAGAATTTAATGATTTAATGGAGTCTGAGAGAAATAAATGTCCAGAAGATCCTGCTGGAAGGTTTAAATTACGAGCGTTTAGGGAATTTAAATATATTTATTTAATGTTAGATTGGCAATCTCCTATATGCGATTTCTCTGAACAGAATAGAAATAAAGAAGCAAGAAGACAAGCATCTATAACAGATGAGGAATTTTCCGATCCTTTATTTAGAACAGCTTGTAGAAAATATGAGGAATTGAGAGATTCTTTTAGAACATATAAATTGCTTAAATCTGTATATACTGTGATAGATAAATTAACGATATACTTTAATGATTTAGTAGATTTAAGTGATGTAAATGATGAGACAGGACAACTAAGATATAAAGCTAAAGATGTAATCGCAGAAGCTAAAGGGATAGGTCCTCTTTTAGATGAGGTTAGAGCTGCTGAGGAGAGATATAAAAAAGATATTGAAAAACAATCTAAAATAAAAGGGGATTATGAACCTGGATATAGAGATTAAATATGGCTAGGAAAATTACATATGGAGCAAAAGGTAATGTATCTAAAGTAAAAGCAAAGAAAGATGTTCCAAAAAAGGTAGATTCCGAACCAGAAAAACCTAAAAGAGTTGTAAAAAAGAAACCTACTACAAAGGAACTTTTAAATTCTTTAGATACTGAAACAATAGTAAAAGATCTTAGTACCTATGATACCCCAGAAAAGTTAAAAGAAGAGGAATCGGAAGAGCAGAAATTATATGATAATTCTTATATATCTAAAGATTTATCTAACTATAAAATTGCTAGAGATGAAGTTGAAATAGATGATTATTTATATAGTAAATTAAAGACTAAAGCTCTAGAACAATCAGAAGCATTTACTGATTGGGATGTTAAAATAGGAGATCCAGTAGATTTCTTTGATCCCGAACTTTCGTATGAACTTACTGGGTATAGACCTATAACAGAAACACAAGGATTAGATTTTAATCCTGATTGGTTCAGAGAAGATGCAATGACTAAAGAAGCTACAGGGAAGTATGAGATGTATGCTTATAAAGGTCCTGCATATAATAATTTCTGGGATGAGAGATTCAGAAGATGTACTGAGGGCTATACTTCACATGGGTATACTATAACTGGATGGAATTATTTTTATTTAAATTTCTATCGAATGCAAACTCCGATTATATTAGATACAGGAGGAACAAAAAAAGGTAAACGTGCTACATCTTTTCCAATGTTTCTAGCAAAACAATATGAATATTTTCATTATCTGGAATTATGTAGGAAAACAAATAAAGATGCTCTTGTTTTAAAGGGACGTGGGCTTAAAATACCGGGCCTCCCTTAAAGTAATTTAAGGGTAATAAATTCCGAAATATCGGTAAAGACTAAGGTTTAAATATAAACTATGTTAATGCCGAGATGATTAAATATCAATTAATTATCGTAGAGCGCAGGAAGTGAATGTTAAGAGAGTAATAATCTTCCCATGAGTTCGGAATATCTTATTTAAATATGAGATAAAAACGTGCGCCGATCCTTTAGATGATTAAATCTAAATATAGTAAGGAGGAAACTCCAGGAAATAAAGAATAAAAAGTCTTTATGATAACAGAAGCGGTTTCAGTGAAATGGGAGCAAATAATGGAGTTGCAATGTATACATGTGAACCAGAGTCTCAATCTATATATACCGCAGCAACTAGTGATTTCTTAGCTAAGACATTAGAGAAATGCTGGGTACAATTGGATTATTTAAATACAGAAACAGAGAATGGATTTAAGCATTTACGTCAAGCGATAAATACTATGGTCCAAAAAAGAGCATCAAAGAAAGATAGAGAAGGTAATGAATCTGGATTTAAATCTATGATAACAGGTATCGTAGCAGATAAACCTTCTAAAGTCAGAGGTGATCGATGTGAATTACTTATATACGAAGAATGTGGTTCTGACCCTGAGTTGATTAAGAAATGGATTCAAGGAGATGCTCTTATTAAGGTAATTGGACAAAGAGTTGGATTTAAGATTGGTTATGGTACCGGTAAATATTCCAGTATTTATTTAGAAAGAAAATATAAAATTTTGCCGGCTTGAAGAGGAATCTTCATTGAGAAAATCGAGCAAAATCGGGGAAAGCTGTGATGCCAATCCCGAGGTAATCAATTAAATTGCGAAAGGTTAATTGATACTGTAACGCATAGTAGGTGAATAAATATAATCCTACCACGAGTGTTCGACATCTAGAACAGATGAAAATATATGCTGACCTTACATAAATTAAGAAGTGTAAGAATCTAGAGATAAAAAGCTCTAGAGATAACAAAGTGGGAGATAGTGGTCCATCTTTAGAAGGACTAGAACGGATGTTTCTTGATCCAATTTCCTTCGGAATCTTACCATATAAACATAATCACTCCTCAGATAATCGTACAGTCTATACAGCATACTTTATCCCATCTACTGCCATAGTAATGCAACCTGGGATAATAGATAATCGAGGAGTTACAATACGTAAGAAAGCAGAAGAATTTTTAATGATTGAACGTCAAAGATACTCAAATGATCCCTTTGCTTATATGGTACATTGTGCAGAGTATTGTTGGACTTTCCAAGAAGCTTTATCTAGGAAAGGAGATAATATGTTCAATCAGAATTTAATCGCACAAAGATTAACAGATATAGAAGTTCATGGCTACGGAATAAAACCAAAAATTGGTATACTTGCTTTAGCCACAGATGGAGGTAGAGATAATATTAAATTCATCTCTTCTCCTAATGGTAAAGTTAAAATATTTGAAGAGCCTATAAGAGATGAGAATGGAGATTTAATACCTAATCTTTATGTTGCTGGAATTGACTCTATTGACCAAGGTATTGATCAGTCTACTGGGCAGAAGGATACATCTGATTTCTGTTTAGTTATAAAGAAGAGGAATTATGGACTTGATGGAAATAAATATGTAGCTATATATAAAGATAGACCTGAGAATATTAGAACAGCTTATAATCAGACAATTCTATTACTGGAATGGTATGGAGCAAAAGCAGTATTAGAAAGTTCCAGAACAGCTATTGTAAGTTATTTTCAGGATAAAGGAAAACAATATTTATTGATGAAAAAATTACAATCTACGAATAGTACAGATGTATCTAAGAAGAAATCTTTAAATTCTAGTATGTACGGTATTTATCCCTCAAAAAGAGTTATTGAGTATTATCTTGAACTTATTCAGGATTATGTTAATGAATTCTGGGATAGAATTGATTGTATAGAGATGTTAAATGAGTTAAAGGATTATTCTTATGAGAATAAGAGGAAGTTTGATATTATCGCTGCAATGGGGATAGACCTTGCATGTCCCTCCTTAAAGAAATTTAAGGTAATAAAATAATTCCGCAAAATCGGTGAAAGTTAAAGTTTAAATACCATGCTAATACCGAGATAAGCTAAAACATCGTTAGCCATTGTAACGCATAGAAGGTGAACGTTAATGAGAGTAATAATCCTTCCACGAGTGCGGAACATCTTATTTAAATATAAGATGAAAATATATGCTGAGCTTATAAGAAATTATAAGAATATAAGGATAAAAAGCCTTATAGATAACAAATATGGTGCGAAATGGGCGATCAAGAACTAAGATTACTAGGAGGAATTGGTGAGAAGAAGAAAAAAATTAAAATAAGTAAAATAGGATATTATTATGATTCTAATGGAGTAAAACATTTTGGAAAAATACCTACAGATGATGGAATTCCTGAGGATTTAAAAGTATTAATATCTAGAACAGATTCAGTATATGATTAATACGACTGAAAAAGAATATTTAATATGTATGATTAAAGAATACATATTAGAATTATACGAAGCGGTATATAACAAACCAATGGATATAATTAAAACAGAGGATGGTTATATACTTAAAATGTATATAACAGAAGATTATTTAACTCCTTTATGTATATATATCCAATGCGATAGTAAAGAGAAGTTTTTAGAAAAAATAAAAAAAGAATTACACCTTCGAGGTTTAAATCTAACTAGATACTTCGTAGGACAAAAAATTGATTTGGATGAGCGTCGAATACAAACGAGGATCAAAAGACTATCAAATTCAGAAGGCTAATCAAGCTATTTCTGATCTCGTGTATGATAAAGTAGCGATAAGAAAAGCTTATAACTACTATCACGGGAAGATGGATTTAGATCAATATAAGCATTTTGAGGAAAACTATGGAATAGGAACTCCAACACAAATACAATTTATACCACTTATAAAAAAGCACATAGATTATTTAGTCGGAAAGTTTCTAGATGCTCCATTAACTAGGCAGATTACATGTAAAGATCAAAAGACATTATCTTTAATAAATAGAGAAAGGCAACTTAAAATATTGGATGGAGTTAGAGAGTTATATATGAGTAATTTATATAATACTATTCTCTCTAAATTCGGAGATCAGAATACTCCTATAACAAAAGATCCTCTAACTGAAAAATCTCTACAATTATTAAAGGAAGATATAGATAAAAATTTTATTTCTGAATACGAAATAGCAGCACAGAATATTATAACGTATTTATCTCAATCTAAAAGTATTGATTTAGATATAAAATCTAGATTGTTGATGACAGATTTATTAATCTCCGGAACGCTTTATTATAAAACACAACCTTCTAGAAGTGGAAATAATGTGGATGTAGAAGGATTAAATCCTATTAATACTTTTGTGGAGAAGAATCCTAATAGTTATTATTTAAATAAATCTCCTAGAGCTGTATGTAGATATTATATGACTGTAGATCAGATATTATCTAAATACGACTTAGAATTAACGGAAGCGGATAAAACAAAATTAAGAGATGAATTAGAGAAAGCATATTATACTGATAATCAGAAATATGTAATAAGGTCTACTGGACCGGTAAATGCTGCTACTACAGAAGATTCTGAATTCGCTACTGGAATATTAGGAGGGCTAGAAGTAACTCCTGTTTGGGATGGGAATACTGGAATGTATGGATATAATAATAGATTAATTACTGTATATGAGGTAGAATATATAGAGACAGGAAAAGATGGTGTAATGCATAGATACTCTGTAGTTAAAATTGCTAGTGATATTTATATTGTTAGGGATGTAGATTTAAATGTAGTTAGATCTATGGATAATCCTAAGGAATGTACATTATCTGTTAATGGGTTATTTATGACAACGAGACAAAATATCCCGTTTAGTTTAGTGTTAGCTACAGCAGATTTGCAGGATTAATATACAGGTCCTGGATAAACCCCGAGAATTGCTGGAAATCTAAGTATTGTATTTAAATATGATATATGATAATCAGCATCCGAGTATAATAATTTATTATAAAGGTTCAACGACTAATAAGTAGAATTTAAGTAAATTCGAAGCACGGGGATATAATTAATATAAACTCTTAATTATATATGATATAGTCTGATCTATATGGAAACATATAGCTGGGTAAATTCCCGAATATGGAGTAACGAACCATATTGAACATAAATGATGTATAATATATTATTTTTCCTTCGAAATAATTCTATTGCAGTAAGTGGAACTAAAGGTATAGCAGTAGATTTTTCTAAAATCCCCACATTTCTTGATGAGGAAGATGAAACAAACAGATTGCTTAAATTCATGGCATATGTAAAACAAGGATTCGCAGCATTAGATACTTCTCAAAGTGAAGCTGGACAATCTATGCCAAATGCCGTATTTAATACATATGATATGAGCTTATCGTATCAATCCATGCAAGCTTTAGATTTAGCAATAGAAAAAATAGAACAACTTGCATCTAATATAACAGGAGCATTTAGAGAAGCTATTGGAGGAGTTGAAACTAGAGATGCTGTTACAAATGTAAGGACTGGGATTAATCAATCTCTCATTGTTACAAAAATATATTTCTCTAACATGGCTTTAGCTTTAAGGGAGCTATTCTTAGATTGTTTAAATATAGCTAAAATAGTATACAAGGATGGACTTCAAGGGACTATTGTTTTAGGAGAGAAACAAAAAGCTATTTTTACAGCTCTTCCAGAACATTATACAGTAACAGATTTTGATATAAATATTGCTGATACTCAATCCGCTTTACAGGATTTAGAAACTATAAAAGCATATAATCTTGAGTTAATTAAATCGGGACAATTAACAGCTGATGTATTAGTACAAGCTATTGGATGTAAGAGTATCACAGAATATAAACAAATAACATTAGACGCAATTAAACGTCAAAAAGAGGAGAATAATCAAATACAACAAGCTCAACAGCAGATACAGCAATATGATCAAGCTCTTAAAGAAGCTCAACAACAGATACAGCAACTTCAAGAGGAATTGCAAAAATCTATTAAAGAAGTAGAAAATCTAAAACAAAAAGAACAAGATTCCTCTATTAAATGGTTTACTGCTAAATCTAAAGATGAGAATGATAAAGAGAGGAATAAGATTGAAGAAAAGAAAGCTAATATTGAATGGGCACAATTATTTGATAACAATCCTAGAAATAACGAAGTAAATTTTGGAAAATGAAAAATATTTCATTAAATTTAAGTATTTCATTAACTGAATACGGAATATCTGGATTTACATTAAAGGATACTACTGGTATAAGTACTAGTAGTATCTATCCAGAAGTATCTCAGATATCAGCTAATTATTTAAGAACAAAAGATATTGTATTTATTGATTTAATTACTCTAAATACTATAGATAATCCTAAAGTATCAGATTTTTATTATGTATGTCATTCAGATCAAGAATATACTGATTATAAATTAAACTATTCTACTAAAATAGACGGATGGCATATAATAGATCATTTAGCATTACCTAATTACGAATGGGTTCATGGAGTATCTCCATCTAGTTTAAATATGGAAGGGGAAATATTCTATTCCGCGAAAGAACTTTCAAATGGAGAAGTAGAGATCTATGAAATAACTATTATATCCGGAAGTTATACTGAAAAGAAAGTATCTATAATGGATTTATATAGTAATCAATCTAACTCTAATATAATAGGGATTGAAGAAGAGACATTTCTTTTAGGGAATTTAGAATATTGTTATGAGAATAAATTAAAATATATCTATTATAATAAATTGTATACTAGATGTAATATAAAAAATGATAATAATATTTCTCAAGTATTTAGAGATAGGAATATGGTATTTATAGCTTTAGAATTGATCCATAGATTAATAGATAAATGTAGTTATTACGAAGCTGAGAGAATTATAGAAGAGATTCAGGTTTGTGGAGGATTTTGTAATAATGATTATCTTAAATACTCCTCTGGATTTAATTCTTGCAATTGTAGAAAATAATGAAGAAATCAGAAGTAGTTACTATATTAGGATCGCAAAGTTATAAGTGTGAGAATTATAATTCTCATATTGTATCTTGGTCCCCTCCAGAAGATTCTTCTACTTTGATATATACTACGGTAAATTCTAATGAAATTATTAGAATAACTAATAAATGGGAGTATTTTGAGTATATTTATGATGATAAAGGAAGAGATTTATTAAGTAATAAAAAGTCAAATACTTCTGCTTTGGATGTAATATTTAAAGATCCTGGAAGGCATAAAATTTATGTTAAATTTATACCATTACAGACTAATTTAACTGGATGTTTTTATGGATGTTTTAATTTATATAAAGTAAGTGAGGATTTATTTAAAGGTTGTTCAAATGTAATTAATATTATAAATATATTTAGAAATTGCCAACTATTATCCGAGATTCCAAAAGAACTATTTATTTATTTCCCTAATCTTAAATATATAGAGGGCTGTTTTGCTGGCTGTGACTCATTAACCTATATTCCAGAAAAATTATTTATTAATAATAATAAAATAACTAGTTTTGAGGAGTGTTGGTATATGTGCTCTAATTTAAAAACTATACCTGAGGATTTGTTTCAATATACTCCAGAAGTAGAAACTGTTAGATATTGTTTTTGTTATTGTTATAATCTTTCTCAAATTTCAAATAATTTATTTGATAATTGCTTTAAGATAGCTAATTTTGGTAGTTGTTTTAAGCAATGTAATATATTAATAACTCCTTCTGGAATTAATAACATAGAATTATGGAAACGTACAAGTTACGATGAATTTCCTAGAATAATAAATGGAATACATTGTTTTGAGAATTGTTCTTCGATACCAAATTATTATGATATCCCGGAGGAATGGAGATAAATATTACGTAAAATATTAATTATGGATAAAATAAATCAATTACTAGAAAAAGCAATTAAGGACTACCACTCCTTAATAGAAGAATATCAATACGGTAATTATATAGATGAAAGTTTCATAGTTGAAGAAGTTTTATTCCTTAAATATAATGAAATAGATTGCATAAAAGATTCGCTATTTAATTCTATCATTGAATATTTTTTAAATAATGATTACCAAAGCACAAAATTCCAGTGGATGTGAAAGTAAAGTATATAATATAACGCCTGAATCTTGTTTTGATAAAAGGGTAGAGGATTTTAGAATTAAGGAAATAGAATTTAATCCTATCACCAAAAAACTTATAATCAAACAATCTCCAGATGTTGTCATATCCACAGACATTCTTCAATTAAATGATGTTTCAGAACCTACACATTTAAGTCCTGTAGAAGATATAGTAGATAATATTCCAAGCAATGCTGAAAGTGAAGTATCTTATATATTAAGAGTAGAGGATAAATATTACCATTGTACTTGGAGAGATACTCTTAAATATTGGGATAGGATACAATTAAAAGATGGATATGAGTTCTTTAATAAAAAGGATTCAAAAGAGTATAGATATAATAATGGAGCTTTAGTAGATATTTCTACTATCCATTTAAGTATGAAAATAAATCAAGATAATATTCAGATATTAAATTCTTCTGGGGATGGTGTCACACTTCCAGTTGCCACACAAACTACTCCTGGATTATTTAGTAAAGAAGATAAAACTAAATTAGATTCAATTACTAAATATGTAAAAGAGATATCTTTTTCCGGAGCTGATACTTTAGTGTTAGATATAGTTAGTAGTGATGGAACTAAATCTTTACCAATTCGAGAAGCGAATATAAATCAGAATGGTTTAATGTCTAAAGAGGCTTGTTTAAATCTCTCTAGATTATTAAATACTGTTAATAATGAAATATATACAAAAGAAGAAGTACAGAAGTTATTAGAATCAAAAGTAGATGTAGCTCCTGGAAAGGATTTATTAGATACATCTCAAATATTTAAAATAAATCAGATTTATAATTATGTTGAGGATGTAGAATATTTAGATAGTAACAATAGAGCTTCTATTAAAGTAACTACTAAAGATCCTACAATTGGACAATCTAGTTCTAAGATACTTAGTTTTCCAGATACTTCTTCGGCTATATCAGGGTTAATGTCCCCTAAGTATAAGGATTATATAGACTCTTTAAAAAGTTATTATACCGGAGATCTAACTAAAGAATATACAGGACAAGAATTACAGATAATATTTCCTATATATGATCCTATATCTAAACAACTAACATCTAAATATTTAGTATTAGATGCTGCTACTTCATCAACTGCTGGATTAATTACAGCAATGGAGAAGAATAAATTAGGAAATATCTCTTCTATTATTCAAGCCGTATCTGATAATACATATAATTCTAATTCTGTTATATTAAATCTAGTATCTAATAACCCCCAAACAGGAACAGAGGAACCAGTACAGATAGTATTTAAATCTGCTACTTCGGAAAAAGCTGGAGTGATGTCCTCATCAGATAAAGGGAAATTAGATAATGTAGTTAAATATTTAACGGAATTAACTGATACTAAAACTACATCCGCAACACAAGCAATTATACACTACCAATCATATAATCCTTTTTTAAATAGCTATGAGGATAAGTATTATTCTCTTCCAATGGCTACATCAACTATTGCAGGATCTATTACCTCAACTGATTTCGATGTAATACAAGGATTAAAAGATGTTAACGGTAATCCTCTTACATACGAAGGTACTCCTTCCAAAACATGGAAAATAGGAGATCAGATATTGAAGAATGAAAAAGAAGGATTTAGTGTTAGAAATGAGGATGATACAGAATATGGAGATTTAATAGTTAGAAATTTAACTATTAAAGAGGATATAGTATTTGGTGGAAGTGCTTTCATTATAGATACAGAAGAAGTAAAAGTAACTGATAATATTCTTACTTTAAATAGTGGAGAACAAGGTGAAGGCGTCACTAAAGGAATCTCTGGATTGGAGATTGATAGAGGAAAACTTCCGAATTATTTTATTATCTTTGATGAATCTGATGATAGATTTAAATGTGGTACTGAGGGAAATCAATTCCCTTTAATGCTTCGAGATAATGAACCTGATATGGTAGATGGTGCTTTCTTAACCTGGAATTCTACATTTAAAAGAGCCCAAACTACTAGTACTGTTCCAATTCAATTGGCTTTAAGGTTTGCATTACAAAATCTATCTGAGAAAGATACAGATATTATATTTAAAAGAGTTGATAATGAGATATATCTAAAATACGGAGACACTAATGATAAGTATTTAAGTTTAAAAGTTCTAGATAATATATTATTTAAATCTAGTCCTTCTGCTACTAAATATGTATTTGATAAAGAAATTTGGGCTCCAGCTTTTAAAAGAGATGATGGATACGAAGTAGCTTTTATCGATCCTGATATATCAGATAGAATGTTTTTACAATACGATTCGGATAAAAAAACAATCAAAGCCTTAAATGCTGTATATACTGATAAAGGAGGATTAGATTTTTTCCCTAGTATTGATGATGTTGATAATCAAGTTAAATTATCAACCCAAAATGGGAATTTTGATATTGCAGGGCTTAAAGCATCAAATGCATGGAATCTTGTTATATCTCCAAGAGTTACTTTGACAAGAGAGGCTGTTTATAAAATTCCTATATTAGATATATTAACTAGCTCACATAAAGCCTTAGGATTTACTAATCCTATTATTCTAGATTCATATATTGGATTTAAAGATCAAAGTTGTCAATTTTATGGAGGTACTGATAGTTTTACATTTGATATAGCTGGTGATATTATACGATTTATCCCTTCTCGGGATCGTTCTTTAATCGACACAAATTCTCTGGAATTAGGATTTAGTACTGATATAATACTTCCAACAGGATTTAGAACCTCCGATTTATCTCAGATAGTATTTGCTAATTATTGGAATTTAAATAAGAAATATTTAGCTTGGGATAGTAATACCAATGTTATTACTTCTATAGATGGATTTGATAGTCTCGTAGTTGTTAATCCAAATGACCCTAATAAGAAATTAACATTACATTATGTAAATGGGGGATTCTCTATATCTTCTAGTAGTAATGTCCCAGATATTGAACAAAATACTATAGAAATTACTGAAACTATAGGATCTGATGGAAGTGTTACATATAATCTTAATTCAACATATACTCCATTACATGTTAATTTTCCAATGTGGGGAAATTTCTGTGATAAAGATGGAAAACCCTTCGCTACCGTAGAATCTTTAGTTGGTCATTACTTACCTCTAAGTGCCGGATCTACAAATGCTTTAACTGGTCCTTTATATTTTTCTCCAACTTCCGCGTTAGTAAATAAGACTGATACTGGAGAAAATGCATGGGCTTTGTTTATAGGAGATAGTACTAATGGTACTTCTTTATGTCTAGGAAGCCTTGGCGATTTAGAAAGCGTTGGCGATTTAAGAAATACAGCACTATTAAATATCAATAGTTCTGGAAACACTCATACTATTAGATTAGGATATACTGATGAAAACGGTAATATTAAAGCAGGAATAGTTACTTCTGGAGATAATTTAAGTTCACAGACTGTAATTCATACTATCGGAAATAATGATATAAAGCATTATAGAAATGGTGCAGAATATATAATTTACGATTCCAGCAACTTAAATGTAGAAAAGCTCTTACAAAACTATACTTTAGAGGGAAATATTATAGGCACTCCTAAGGCTACTAAGATAAAAGGAATCACTATTTCTTCTGGAAGTGATTTTATCAATAATTTTAGAGAGCTTATATGGGGAACGAATGATGATACTACATGGATAGTTCCTTTTAGAAGTGATTCAGCTATTACTGGTTTTGGTGGATCTTATGCAGCTAGTCTTGGATGGTCACGAAATGATACCCATGCTTATATTAGTGTATCTTATCAAAATGATATACGTAGTGTAATAATAGGTGGAGGAAATCAAGGGAAAATAAAGTGGTTTGAACAAGTTGCATTTAAATCAGATATAAATAATCTGAGTACTGTATACTATCCTTATAGTGGCAGAGGGCAAATGACTATAAGAGCAGATGGGAGACCTATATTAGCTAATTCTAGTGGGATTCTTTTTAATAAGACCGGAGGAGAAAGAGTAGAAGGGATATACATGGGATCTAATAATCATCTTGTATTAGGAGGATCGTCAAATACCAATGTTCCTATAGATATGTTTAATGATCTTGGTATAACCAGAATCCTTGACAGATCTACTAATTACTCTCTTCTTGTATTCACCAATGGCGGTACTGAGGATTTACAGTATACTCATATAGGAGCTGAACACGGAACTACAAGAATAAGATCAGGATTATTTAATTTAGTACATGATAGGGGAGGAACTTTATATACAGTATTTGATTCTTATAATTTCTCAAGGGATCTCGGAACTACAAGCTTAAATAGTTCGTTTAATCATTTTCCGATGATGGCTGCTCAACCAGCTAACAGTGATGCTACTACAGACAGAGGATACCCAATACAGCAAGCAGGATCTCTTATCGTCATTCCCGGAGTGTATAATGGTTCAAGTCAAATCTATGGAACCTATAATTCTAACAGATGGTTTGTTAGAGCTGGATCACCAGCAGGAAGTAATAAGGATGAACACACAGCTTGGAAGGAGTTAGCTACTACTACTCATTTGAGTGGTTATTTACCTCTTACTGGAGGTACATTAACAGGAAGTCTGAATATAGGAGATTCTTCTCAGAATGTTTATAATTATATAAGGATACGTAGAAATAATTATACTTTTGAAACTACAGTATCAGGAGGTAGCGGAATATTATTTCTTGAGAGTTCTAACAGTGGAGTAACTCCCACTAAGTTAAGAATTTCCCCCGGAGGCCATGTTTTTATTAATGGCGAGGAGTTGGCCAGGGTATCTCAGATCCCTTCCATGTCTGGCTATTTACCATTATCCGGAGGAACTCTTACCAGAACAACAGCTGGTCCTATATTATCTTTAAAGAATACCTCATCTAATAAGGAAGCTTATATAGACTTTTATAAAGGAAATGCAAGATGTGGATATATAGGAGCTGCTGCTAGTAGTACAGAAGATATGTACTTGTATGCTTATGACTCCAGAAATATAATCATTGATACTCTAGGATTAGTTAGATTTGGTACAGGGGCTAGTAATCTGATCCATAGAAGGAATGGTACAGACTATACTATTTTAGATACATATAACATATACTCACTGACCATCCAATTCAACGGATCTACTAATACTACCTATGCTCCTAATGCACCTAAAACTGTGAATATCACTCCTGCTGCTATTGGGGCTGCTCCAAGTTCACATGATCATTACAGATTGTTAATGGAGGATACCAGAAATACTGCACTGTACCCGAATAATGTAGGGACTCAAGTACTGAGAGCTATATTTACTAATAACATAATGCCTACCTCTGATTATTGGGGTGGTATTCATGTACATGGATGGTCTACAGACTATTCTTCCTGGGAACTTGTAGGATATAATGGGAATGGTGATGTACCTACATATGGTCTTTATTTTAGAACTGGTATACTTTCTACCTGGAACTCTTGGAAACGTGTTGCATTTGCTGATGAATTAACTTGGAATGCTATCGGTGGTAAGCCTTCAACATTCACTCCATCATCTCACACACATACTAAATCTCAGATTACTGATTTCCCCTCATCTATGCCAGCATCTGATGTATATGCGTGGGCAAAAGCACCAAGTAAGCCTTCTTATTCTTGGTCTGAGATAACAAGTAAACCAAGTACCTTTACTCCGTCAAGCCACACGCATCCTTTATCTGGTATTAGTGATCTACAAGCTTCTTGGGATGCTTTGTTAAAGGCTGCACCCTCAGCTTATGTGACTCGTTGGCCATCTTGGAGTGAAGTTACAAGTAAACCATCATTTGCTACCGTAGCTACATCAGGAAGTTATAATGATTTAAGTAACAAGCCTTCTATACCAAGTGCCGAGACAGCTGCTACTATCATGTCAAAAATTAATTCTCAATCCGAGATTACTTTTACGAAGCATGTAGTATGTTCAGCTGGAGCAGGGTTACAATCTACATCAGATATAAGATTCAAATCTAATTTTAATTCTTTACCAGATGATACTTTAAATAAAGTCCTCAATGCTCCAGAATTTACATATAACTGGAAGGATGAAACAACTACCTCTATAGGTACCTCAGCACAATATTGGGAAGATAAAATCCCGGAATTAGTACATGAGATGGAGGATGGAACAAAAACTTTCTCTTACGAACGTTATACAGTAGTACTACAAAAAGCTTTAAAGGAAGAACATAGATTGAGAGAAGAGGAAAAGAAGAGATTTAAAGAAGAGATTGATTCTTTAAATACTAGGTTAAATGATTTAACCTCATTAATACAGAAATTGATATAATAACCTTATATATTATATTTACTAATATAAATATCGTTCCATAGACATATCAGCTTATATATACTTATTGATACTAGGGATATATAAAATTTAAATATGATCTCTATGGAAGAAATAATAAACAGATTAGAAAGTATAATATCTAATATATTTAATATCACGATAGAAGAATTAAGAGATAATAGAAAGCTTAGATCTCATACAGATGCTAGAAGTATCTTATTCTATTTCTTACACGTTAAATATGGAATCTCCTTCTATCGTTTATCTAAGATTTATAATAAACATCACTCTACTATAATAAGAGCTGTAAATAAATGTGAATATCTAAAGAATTACGATAAAGAATTTAAATTAAAATATCACATGTGTGAGCTACAGATAGAGAATACGTTTAAATGAATCATATATTAACTATCTTTGTGCTATGAAAACAATCAGAGCGCGAAGATAGTTTTTTTATGTCTAATTTAAACTTATTTAATCTATGGCAAATTTTACCGAAATGGGCAATGGAATGCCTAATATTTTTAATTTTATTCCAGAAGCTGGAAAGTCTGGTAGTGGAATAAATGATTTAGCAGGTCTTTTAGCTTTATCTAAAGATGGAAATAATAATGATGGTTGGGGAGGTCAATGGGCTGTTTGGCTTATTTTTATCCTAGCTTTCTGTAATGGTGGTTTTGGTGGCTTTGGGCGTAATGGATTCGGTGCTGGTTTTGGAACTCCGGAAGTACAGTCAGCATTATCTAATGAATACTTACTAACTGCCATTAATTCTGCATCTAGAGATAATGTGAATTTTGTACAGAATTTAGCTAATCAGTTGAATTGTGATACTAACGCAATACAGAATGCTATTAATCAAGTTAGTCAGACTGTAGGTCTTGGTCAAAAAGATATAATCAATCAGATTTGTGCATCTAATAGTGCTATTTTAAGTACTGTTCAATCTACTGGATGTTCTATTGAACAAGCTATTAATCAATGCTGCTGCTCTACTCAGAGATCGATAGATGCTGTTAATTTAAATTTAACTAGTTTAGGTTATCAGGAACAATTACGTTGTCAGGAACAATTACGTTGTCAGGAACAAACTTGTAATATAAACAATAACATGAATCAAGGTTTTGCTAATGTAGGATCTAAAATAGATGCTCAGACTATAGCTATTAACCAAGGATTCCAGTCTATTAAAGACATGATGTGTGATTACAAGATTGAAGCTCTCCAGACTAGAAATGCTGAATTGAATAACAATGTTCAGACCTTACAGCAATATAACGCTTTACAGGCTTTAATTAATCCTATTACCGCTAAATTGGACTATCTCGAATGTATAATTCCTCCGAGACCAATTCCTGCTTACCAAGCTTATCCTTATGGATATAATAACGGATGCGGATGTTCGGCTTCAACAACTGTAACTCCTGCTTAATTTAAATATTAACATCGTAAGGGAGAGAAATCTCCCTTATTTAATACAATACTGTTATGAGTGTAATAAATAATAAAGGATTCGTTAATGAAGGAGTTACTTATCTCCAAATAGTAGAAAGATTTCCATCTTTAATATGTAGAGAAGGATTTTCCAGTACAATTACTATCGAAGATCCTGTTATAACTAGAATAGGTACTTCTAATGTGTTTCTATTAAATTATTCGCTAGTGCACACGATAACTTATAGACCTGTTTCTTGTTCAGTTCTTAAAACTACTGTGAAGAAGTATACTATAACTATTCCTCTAGAATTAACTACTCCTCCTTCTGTAGGTACTCTTCCTACTATAACTACCACAACTACTTTAAATGATGCTGAAACGTTTACTAATACTTGTGGTGGATGTCCAGATGGAGCATTTAATAAATTTTCAAGAAATGTAGCATTAGAGTTTGCTGTAGCAGCTACTCCTGGTGCGTAATGTTTAATATTTAAATAAAATAATATCTTATGAATTTCGGAGAATTAAAACCAGGTGATGTTTTATATTTAATTGATTATAATCAATTTAAAAAGGATTTAACTTATATAAAAGGATTAGTCCAAACAGTTATTGTTAATGAACCTCCTAAAGAGAATTTAAATAATGTATACCAAACTCTTATGCAGAAGACCGGAATTAATCAACCGGTTCAGAGTTTAACTATTACCGCATTATTTAATGGTGTTCAATTCCCATTTACTGTAACTAGGGATATGTCTATAGCTAGAGCTGATACACGTACTGTATGTATCACTAAAGAGGATGTATTACAGGAAATCAGAGTAAGGAAAACTGACGCTACTAATCAACTTAAATCTTTAGATAGATATAATAAAATAGTAGAAGAATGTGAAAAAGTAGAACAAGAATTATTAGGGGATAATCCTTCACTTGGACGAATTTCTTCTGATGATAATAGGATATTAGCTTTAGAAAAGAAAATTGAAGAACTTACTAAAATTATAAGCAATGGAATCAATCGAAGGAATGAAGAAACTACTACGGGAGATGTCGGAGATGGGAAGTAAAAAGAAATCCCATAAGAAACATTATCCATACGAAGCTAAAGAATCTAAGAAATATAGAGGATTTAGAGAAGATAACGAGAATGAGGAAAGTGATGAGGAATATGTAGGAACTAATAAGAAGTTTAAGAAAGATGATGAAGAATATAAATACAAACATAAAAGATCTAGATTATTCGAAGATGATGAAGATGATGATTCTGAATTATTTGAAGATTTAGAGGATAAATTTATTGATACAATGGAATCTTTAAAAGAGGAATGTCCTGAAATGTATCATATAATTAAATTTAAACTCTATGAAATGATTAATGGCCCTCATTTCACAAAAGATTTATGTGAAGAAGCTCTTGAATGTATTATGGAAGATTATAAAGCAAAAGAAGCTGAATTTGAATATGAGGAATCAAAACAAGTCGCTAAAAAATTCGGAGTTGAGTTTGAGGATTTTAATGAACATGATTGGCATTATGCATTAAATATCTGTTATCATTTATTTAAGGATTTATGTAAAGACGATATTCAAATGTGTGCTAAGCTTACATATTTATGGTTACGTGATAAAGCTATTCCAGAGGGAAAAGCTTTCTATCATTATATGAAGCATTTAAAACATAAACATAAGGAAGATAGAGATTAACTATCTAAAATGAAAGAAGAGAAGGGATTCTCTTCTTTTTTTTATTATATACTAATTATTGGATTCTTTACCTAGAATTATTATATTTGTAAAATATAATAAAGTACTTTTATGGGAGAACTTATTAAAGTAGAAAAGATTCTAGGAAAGCCATATTTAATGGTTGGATCTGCTGACACTGATATAATTCTTAATGGAAAAGGTAATATAAAAGTTAGATTCGGAAATGCTTTCTTGGATCTTATTTCTAACGGAAAGATATCTAAGACTGATGGTAATGATAAGAGTATAAATATTGTTCAGAATAAAAGTGATATAGGAACTGCTGACGGTTGGTATTTTGTAGAATCGGAAGATGCTATTTATTTTCAAATAAATAGAGTATTATATCCAGTGCTATCTAAAAGAGATGATATAGAGAATTCTGAGGATTATTTAGCTATTAATTATAATCAAGATCTTACTCTAGAGCAGATTAGAACTGCTCAAAGGAATTTAAAAGTTATTATAGATAACCAAGATAATGTTGCAATCTTACCTACTGATTTTGTTTATTTTAATTCTGATGATAAAGTTCATTATTATAATAATAATGGAACTTTAGTAGAATTATATCTAAATCTATCCTCTGGAGGAGTAGTTAAAGATAAAGTGACTATTAATTTAGAAAATAACCTCCACGGATCTGGAGATCTTAATGTAATTGGTCCAAATGGGTTGCAAGTAAAAAATCAACAAGATTATTTAAATATAGTAGTTAATAATAATGAAGTAGTTTTAGATACTAATACTTCTGGAATTAAATTTAATTCTAAAGAAGGTATCACATATATAAATGGAAAATATATATCTATAGGATATCCTCCAACTTATAACTATAATTTTGAGGTAGATGGAAATATATATGTGAAAGATAAAGCTGTTCTTAATTCTGGAATAATATCTGATTCTTTTATAGAGGGAATGGCTGGATATAGATTAGAGAATATAAATTCAGAGTGGACTTTAGAAGTGGATAATTTAATAGTAAGAAATTCTGCTAAAGGTCCGTTTGGAGATGGATCATCTAAAGAGAAGAATTTTATTACTAGAGGATTAAATACTAATTATTTCTTTGAACCTCAAGGAGTTATATCTAGTATATCTGAAATAATCCCAGAAGAGGAAACTGGAGAAGTTATTCCTATTAAATATGAGATATCTATAGATGGGATTTATAATATAAAAATAGGGGATTATTTATATTTTGAGAAGTATTCTTATGGATATAATATAGAAGTATCAGAAGATTCCGGAGAAGATTCCGGAGAAGATTCCGGAGAAGAGATTGATGTAAGTACTTTAATTCCTATTACTAAATTAATATCTAAAGGAAGGGTTAAGGTAGAGGAATTAAAGTGGATTTATGATGCGGAAACTTTTGTTATTTCTGGATGTATTATAATCGCAACTATAGATGAGAATGTTTTAGATAATAATTTAGAAGAGTATTTAAATGAAGCTACTACTGAGGAGAGAAAGAAAGAATTAGAGAAACTTCCGGAAGTTGGAGATGTTTTATATTTAAAAACTCAAAGTTCTTTATATTTACATAGTATTAGAACAACAAATCCTGAAACTGGAGAATGTTTAGATAAATCTTATTTAGGTATAAATGATGAAGTTGCACCCTTATCTCCTAGATTAAGATTAGGATGTTTAGAAGGTATTAGAGATCCTATATATTTTGATACTTTATTAGGTTCTGATATATACGGAGTCTATTCTGAAAAAGTGTATTGTAGATATATAAGATTAAAAGGAGATTGTGAGATAAACGGAATGCTTAAATTATCTGCACCTTCTACAAAAGAAATAAACTGGTCGATACTAGGTATGGATACTGATTTTCGAGTATGGATTCCAAATAAAGAGGGGACTAATAACGTGTTTAATATACCTAGCACTTTTAATAGAAGGATTACATGGGGAGATAATGAAATATCTTATCTATCTGATTTAGTTCCATTACAACAGAATATTCTTAGTTTAAGGGCTGATGTAGATACATTAATGAATTCTTCTGGAGAAACACCAGAATCAATTATGGCTAAAATTAATAGTCAGGATGAGATAATATTTACCAAACACACAGCTCATTTAGCTGGAGCTGGAGATACTTCTGTATCTGATATTAGATATAAAAATAATATAGAAGCTATAACTGGAGTATTATCTTTAGTATTAAATTCTCCTGGATTTAAATATAATTGGATGGATGAAAAGGATATATCTATTGGGACTTCTGCTCAATACTGGAATAAATACTATCCAGAATTAACTAGAGAATTATATAACTCAATATTAACCTTCTCATATGAAAGATATCCTATAATATTACAGGAAGCATTTAAGGAAGAGCATCGATTAAGGGAAATAGAAAAAGAAGCCTTTGAGGAAAGGATTAAATATTTGGAACAGGAATTAAATAATTTAAAGAATTTATGGCAGGAGACAAAGAAATTAAAGTAGAAGACTTTGCTACTATAGCACAGACAAATAATATTTTAGGATCTTCTATAAATGGAGGTGGGGGAGGATCTGAATATGTAACTAAAATCCAAGCTGTTTCTGGAGGAGCTAGAGAGGATTTATTAACTTCTTATTCTTCTATGGAATTTATACCAATAACTAAAGTACAACAGTCTATTTATATTAATAATATAGAAGTTTTAAATAATTTCCTTTCTGCCCGAGCTGTCTACTGTCGTATAGGTATTGTAGCAGATCCTGACGATGAAAGAATTCCGTTTGTTTATGCTGCTTCTGATTTTAAAAATATTACTTTCGGAGTTGTGGTTAATGGTACTATGGTTACTGAATCTATATCTCTAATTGGTTCTACTGGATATTGGAACACCATCGGAACTACAGCTTTATCAGGTAATTATCTATTTTGTCATACTGGAAGTAGTAACAATGCTAATACGCAATACAGAATATATAAATTAGATACATCTAATAATACTCTCACCGCCATAGCTGCTTATAGTGGTAGTACTTTTAAATACCCAAGAAGTTTTTCTTTTGTAGAGAAAATCGGTAATTATCACTATGCGTATTTTGATGTTTCAAGAAGGTATAGATATATATGTAGATTGTCTGTAAATGAGACTAACGATTCATATTCTTATACTAAAGGAGTAGATGCCAGTCCTACCATGTATTCTCAAGTCCTTACTAAAGAATCTAATGGTAATTATTCCACATGTGCTATAGCAGAAGATGGCCAAGTGGATATAAGGATCAGTAGTACATGGGACTATCATTCCTCTCAAACATCAAGTTTTTCTTTATCATGTACTCCCATGACTTCTTATTTTGTCAGGTGCTTACTATACAGAGGTTATAAATGTATAAATGTACCTCATAGTCCTACTGCTACTAACTATCCTAATTTGTGTGAAATATATACTGGTACTATGGTAAGGCAGTTTGTAACTGATGGAATACAACCAGAATTAATTAATTATAGAGGAAATATATGGTGGACAGAATTAAATAGCTCTGGAAATATATATAAAAAATTAACATAAATGTATAACAATTAAATATAATACTGATAAATGGCTAAGGAATTTATTACAGAAACTGACTTAAACAATTTATTTACCAAAACAGCTCCTTTAAGATCAGATACTATTCAGGGGGGGGGATGCTGATACAGTCAGGACTTGGTACCTTTGATACTGGTAGTATGACCGTGACAGTATCCTTCCCGAAAACATTTCCTACCAAATGCTGTGTAGTACAACTTACTCCTAATAACTATTACAGCTACTGGGCCAAAGGAGATGTTTTAACTATCAAATTCTTCACAAATTCCTCATGTACAGTGGAATTAGTAGGAACTGCTCCAGTAAGTACCAGAAATGAATTTTTCTGGTTAGCAATAGGATATTAATTAAATTAATATGTTAAATAAAATTAAAATATTTCTATATAAAATATTTACTAAGGAAGATCATTCAGAATTAACTATCTTAAAAGATAGAATCCAATCTTTAGAAGATGACGTACATCGATTAAAACAAAGGGCTAAAATAATATAATATGGCAGAACATCTAACTGTAAACGATAGAGCTTTAGATTCTACTGGATCTGGAGGAATTGAAGGTTTAGGACTCAGAATGGTTGGAGGATATTCTTCTATAACTAGTAGAGGTATAACAATTACCTATTCCGGATTTAAATCAGTATATGGAGTATTCTGTTGTTTAAAAAATAATAATGAAGCACGTTATACAGTAAATTTATCCTCTTATACTAATACCTCGGCTACTTTCATACTCGGAGGGAAAGATCCTAAAGAATTTTATTATTTAATAATAGGAGAAAGTGATTAAATATGGCTGAATTTTTAACAGAAGATAATTTAGAGGACTATTCCGTGGAAATGGTAGATCCTGTTACATATATAAACTATAAAGGACTACGAATCGCTTATGGAACTACTACTTGTCCTGGATATGATGTTGTTTCCGTACCATTAAAAGGATTTAGTGGGATAATTACTGGGATGGTTTCATTAAAAAATAATGATGAAGAAGGATATGCTATAAGTATATCTAGTTTAAATACTACAGGAGTAACATTTTCTCTTGGGGGGGGGGGAAAGATGATAAAACTGTAACATTTTTAATAATAGGATTATCAGTAAATAATCAATTATGGCGGAGTTTATAACAGAATTAGATAATATATTAGAGACTCAACATGATATAACTAGACCAGGTCATGTAGTCATGACATTAGGTCCTTTGGTATTTGAGATGGGAAGTACTTTATGTGAGGGATATACTGAAACTAGAGTATCGTTACGAGGAGATTATATACCAAGAACTGCTGTATGTTCATTTCGGGGAAATGATGAAGCTGGGTATTCTTGTAATGTTATGGGTGTAACAGAGACGTATATAGGATTATATAGTGGAGGAAAGGATCCAAAAACTATAGATTGGATAGTATTCGGAACTAAAACTTAAAAATATGAGTAAGGATTTTTTAACTCTTAAAGATGCTGCTAATAGATTAGGATCTCCTAGTAGTACAAATATGAATTTTATACATAAAGATGAAGCTATTATTTCTGAGCTGATCCTACTCCACTTAGTAGTTATAGTTTATATGATTTTCCAGCAGATGATGATATAATTAAAATAGTATCTCGAATCTTTTTATATAATGGAATATCTAATACAACTACATCTTCTGTTACTTCAGTTATTCGAAAAGTAGGAGCAATTTCGCATAGTGGAACTGGAGCTAAGTTTCTCCAGATTATTCATCTATATCAATAGCTAATCTATTCGAGAATTTAAAAAATAATTGGAGAGTTTCTTTTAAATATACTATTATTGCTGCTAGCAGTTCTGAAAATTCTTATAATTGTTTATTAACTCTTTTAGTATCAGATACTGATGATGGAAAGTATTTAAGTATATTACGAAGTACAGATGCTATTAACCTAACAATTAAAATAGTAGTACAAGACGTTAATGGAAATGCTGATCCAATCAATCATCCTATAATATATGGAGGAGATATGGGAAAAGCTAATATTTTCACAATGGAATATATAAATAATAAGTTATATCATATCAATGAATCGAATAGTATAAGGGCACTTTTATGGGATTTTGGAAATATTAATGCTATCCATTAAATCCTATTGGACTACAAATTGGAGGTATACAAGAAGGTAATATAGATTACAATAATCCTAGAATGGTTATAAAATATTTAACAATAGACGCTTAATAATATGGAAGATTCTTTAAGGGAATGTAAAGGATGTGATAAATGTCCCCAATCCCAACAAATATTATGTATATTAGATTATGTAAAAGAGAATAATGAATTATTAACTCTTATACTGTCTAAATTAAATACTTTATTAAATAAATAAGATGAACTGTAACAATTTCTTTATTAAGATGTTCACAGCTCATTCAGGATTAAGTTCTAAGAGAGTATGTGGATTTTTTGGGTGGATAGTTTGTTTATTTATATGTATATGGTGCACAATAAAAGTAACAGAATCCCCAGAAATAGTAGATATGCTCTTCATATGTAGTACTACTCTATTAGGAGCTGACACTATTACATCTATATGGAGAAAGAATATAAATAAATCTAATAATAATGAAAACAATACTAATTAAATATATTACATTAGGAATCTTTATCATATCCTTAATATATTTAATAAAACTAGTAGATAAACAATCTAGAGAAATTAGAGATTTAAAAGATATTCATACCTCAGAATTATGTACAATAGATTCTCTTCAACAAGTACATATCGTAACAGAGAAACAATTTAAAAGAATAATTTTATCAAAGGATTCTTTACTTAAATCGGAATTAGAGAAAAAAGATTTAAAGATTAAACAATTAGACAATGTAATTAAAGCTAATATAAACACAACTAAAGTAATTAGAGATACTATATTAAATAATATTGAAATAATAAAAGATACTTGTATTCCGATAATTAAATCTATTGATTGTATTACATTACATGAAACTCTGGAAATTAATAATGAGAAATTATATCTTACTATAGATTCTTTAGATTTTGATATAAATATAACTATAATAGACTATAGAGATATTATATATTGGTATAATTTTAGGAAAAGAAAAGAATTCGGATATAGTACAATAGGATTCCGGAATCATTATATTAGTAAAATTACTGCAACATCTGATTGTTTTAAAGATAAGATAAAGATACAATCGTATAAAATCAAAAAATAAAATTTTTATTTATTTATTGTATTACATACAAATATTATCTACATTTGTGGATGAATAACTAAAAATTAATGAACTATGATTATTGAAAATAAACCTATTGACATTAAAGTGGATGAACAGCGTCCGGCTAATTATGTAAGTTTAATGTTATTTTGTTATGAAGTTCCGAGCCAAAAAGCTTTAACTTTATCTACAATTAAAAGAGATTTAGAGATTATGAAAATTTTAGAAGAGAATGTAGAATCGGAATCATTTGAATTGGATGATAAATATAAAAATTCTCTTAAAGAAACTATTTCCTCTACTCCTTTTAATATTAGAAAGAAGTCTTTAGCAGAGTTTGGGGAATATATAGAACTTCTGTAATAAATATTGTATATGGAATATGAAAATGATTTAGATATCTTCAACTCATTAGACGAAGAATCTACTCCTCAAAAATCATCTGAGGAGAATGTGGATGGTAAAAAAGATACTTCCCAAGAGGAAGTTAATACAGAGGAGAATACTTCTCCTGTTATAGACGAACAATCTTTATTAGAGTCTGTTCTTAAATCTAGAGGAATAGATTTTAATAATATAAAAATAGAGGATACTGAAACCGGAGTAATTCACAGTGTCCCATTTACTGAGTTAAGCAGAGAAGAACAAATAGAACTTCTTAATTTAGAAGAAGATGATTATAACCTAGACGATGATGAGATAAATCTTCTTACATTTATGCGTGAAAATAATCTTAACTCCGAATCTTTAGTAAATTTTTACAAACAGAAAGGAATTGAGGAATATTTAGCAAATGAAGGAGCTGTTTATAAGGTAGATGAATTATCAGATGAGGATATATATGCTTTATATATAAAAAATAATTACGGAGATATTTTAACAGAAGATGAATTAGTTGATGAAGTAAATAAAGCTAAAGAAAATTCTGAATCTTTTGAGAAAAAGGTTAATAAATTACGTGAGATATATAAAGCAGAAGAAGAAAGATTATCTGCCGAAGCTAAACAGAAAGAAGAACAAGACTCTCAGTTATCTGAGGAAGAATTAAATAAGATAGTAGGTACTCTTAGAGAGGCTGGAAAAAATATTAAGACTATTGGAGGTTTTGACCTTGAAGAATCAGATATAGATAGTACAATGGATTATATAACTAAACCCCAGATTACTGGAAGGACAAAACTTGCAAGTGATTTAGATAATCCAGATACATTATTTAAATTAGCATTTTATGCTACTCATGGAGATGAACTAATTGAAGCTATTCATGAACATTATAATAATGTACTTAACGATGAAGAGTACCTAAAGAATAGACTAGAGAAATTAAGTAAACTTAAAAATAAAAAACGTAGTAATAACACATCTAATCTATCAACAGGTAAAGGTAATAAAATAGAAAATTCAGATTTAAAAAGTTTTCTTAACCTAAAGGATTAGATCTAAATTTAATTTAAAATGTTTGTAGCAGAATACATTTCAAATCGAGCCAATATGAATGGCTCAAGAACTTTTCATGACTTCTCCCAATTCTTGGGACGAATTACTCATAGAGTAGGTTTAGCTGCATCTTTATGTCCCGGACATACTGTATCAGCTTTAACTGAGAGAATTGAAAATATGGTTTATCAAGATATTCCTAAGCCCGGACGTAAGAGTATTGATGCTTTTGCTATCGAATGGGACGTGGATGTGAATCAATGAGGTTCACAATAAATTCTTTAAATTGCTGGGAACTCTCTACTGCTACTAGAGATAATCAGCAGCATGGTCTTGATGAAGACAGTGTTCAACGACTAGGGGAAACCTGTAAATCTTATTATTTAAATAAGATTAAAAAACTGAATTACTTATGAAATATATTGTATATCTTACTAAAAATTTAAAATCTAAAGTTGGAGAGTTAAATAAAATTTATATTGGAGTGCATCAGACAAATGATCCTAATACTTTTGATGGATATTTAGGGTGTGGAGTTTATATAGATCAACCAAGTACTTATATGTACCCAAAAACTCCATTTCAATATGCTGTTAAAAAGTATGGAACAAAAGCATTTGAGAGAACTACTTTATATATTTATGATACTCTGGAGGAGGCATATAATAAAGAATCTGAATTAATAAATGCCGAGTATTTAAAAGCGGATCATACTTACAATTATTTAAATACAAATTCATATAAAACAATTTATCAATTTAACACATCTGGAGAGTTACAAAAGAAATGGGAATATTCTTTAGAGGCATATGATTTTTATGGACAATCTCCTAAAAAGTTTCAATATGCTATAGATAGGAAATATGAATTTCTTAATTCTTATTGGGCATTAGAACCAGAGATAGATGTTATTAAATATTGTAAGAAATCTAATCCACCTATTTCTGTATATTTATATTCTAAAAAAGGGAAGCTCTTAAATGAGTTTCAATCAGAAAAGGAATGTGCTGAATATATAGGAATATTAGATATAAGTAAAGCTATTAAAAATCAGTCTCTAGTACAGAATCAATATTATATATCTAAGAAGTTAGTAGATGAATTTATTCCGAAGGCTAGGATAAGTTGTAAGAATCTTATTTATTATGTATATGATAAAGAAGGAAATTATATAGGAAGATTTAAAGGGAAAGAAGTAATGAAGGTTATAAATCTTCATTCATGGGCTAAAATTCAGAATATATTATCTTATAACGAGGGATGGTATAAGGATTATTATATATCTACTACAGAAGTATCTAAAGTTCCACAAAAATGTTATTCTAATGGAATGATAATTGATGTGTATGATAAATTTGGGAATTATATAGAGACTTTAAATACTATAAAAGAAGTAAGAGAAAAATACAATATCCCATCAAATAAATTAAAGAATATCCAGATGGGGGATAGATATTATAAAGATTATATCTTTAAATATCATACTAATAAGTAAATGATATAGTCTAAGTTCTTTAAATAGAATAGGTTCATTAAACGTATTCCGTTTGTTGCTGTTCCAGAAGGCGATGGTGTTGGAGGAACTGAAATTCGGATGTTGTTTAAAGAAAAATACTACGATAAACATGATATTTTCGTGATAGATAAATCACATCAACAGTGTTATGTTACTGCTCGTCCAATTTGGAGAAGTAATAAATATTATGAATACACTGTTCGATTAATCGATACTGATTATATGTCGTATCTTGATACTTCTGCGTGTCAACCTGGTATGACTACTCACTTCTTATCAAATGCTCATCCGTTTGATTATCACGACTTTGGAACGACTAAATATCAGTCTAATATGGAGGTTCATCGTAATTACTTGACCTTACATAGAAATGATATTGATGCATCTCAAGCTTATTTAGCTAATGAAGATGTATTCTTGAAAATTAGTGATACAGAAACTAAGGGAAGTGAGAAATTGTTTACTATGACTTCAATGGAAAAGACCTTGATTGAGAATTTCTTGGAAGTTAAAGCTAAACATGATCTTTGGGCACGTAGTTCAGTGGATGCCAACGGAAAAACTACCATCGTGGATCCGCAAACGCAGAGACCTGGGAAAATTTTAACAAACGTCTATGTTAAACACGGGTCACATACTGGAGACAGTATGATAAATTAAATTCCTTGAATTGCTGGAATATCTTTAATCTGCTACTTAAAGACAATCAGCAGCTAAGCATTAAATATTGCATATATTTATATCATATTTAATGAAAGTCCAACGACTAGTCTTCGGACGTACATATTTATATATGGAAGCAGGGAACAACTTAAATAATTAAATAAAAATAATTATTACAAGATAAGTTGATGATATAGTCTAATCTTTATAGTGATATAAAGTATAAATAGTGTATATAGGCGATGGAATTATTCCTCAAATAGAAAGATACGCATACTTAATCTCTTTCGATCAATTACTTACTTCACACTTCAAAGAAGCATTAAGTTTCTTAACCTCTAAGGCAAAGAATTTAACTGGTAATGATTACGTATTAATCTGTAACTCTTTACTCTGGAATCAAATTGGTGATAACTTGATGAATGAAATCGGAAGGTGGACTCCTACTGCTACTTTGATGTATAGTAAATCTTCTGGTATGAAGAAGAAAGTAGGTGAAACGGTTGATGGTGTTAAAGTAGGTAATACTTTTGTTAGCTATGAATATCAGGGTAATACGATTACTTTCATGCCGGATAAGGCTTTAAATATAGAATATCCTGATCAAGCATTTGGATTTATTCTAGATCTTACTCCGGATTTAGCTAATGGAAAACCAGCTATTGAATCTTGGACATTCAAAGGCTGTGATATGATAAAAACTGATGTAATTGGCGTAAATAGATCCGCTTGCGCCGCTGCATAGTGATATGTAGAAAAATAAATTTCTCTAATTGCTGGAAAGCTAAATAATGTAAACATTACATGCCAATCAGCAGCCAAGATTTTGGGATATGTAAGACTTATGTAAACTCCAAAATTGGGTTCAACGACTAGTCTGGATAGACGTAGGAAGTTTTACTTTCGAAACGGGAAATAACTTAATGTATAAGTAAAAACACAATATATGAAAACTATAGTATACCTAACAATAAATAATAAAAATAGAAAAATTTATATCGGAATACATGAAACAGAAAATCCTGATAAGTTTGACGGATATTTAGGAAATGGTGTAAGTATATATAAACCCTCTAGTATATTACATCCAAAAACTCCTTTTCAGAGTGCTGTTAAAAAGTATGGATTTGATGCGTTCTCTAGAGTTACATTATTTATATGTGATACGAGAGAAGAAGCAGAAAATATTGAAAGATTTTTAGTAAATGAAAATTTCATTGGGAGATCTGATACATATAATATTACATTAGGCGGAGATACTCCACCATTATTAAATAAAATTATATATCAGTATTCTTTATCTGGAAATTATTTACGGTCTTTTAATAGTATTAAGGAAGCATCTAATTATGTTCATATCCATGAATCTGCAATTGGACATGCAGTGTTATATGGAAATATGAGCGGAGAATTTTATTGGTCCGATGTGAAAGTTGATAAATTGGATATATCGAATAAACCAGCCATACAAAAAAAATCTACATATTTATATACATCTAACGGATTGTTTTTTATGGAATTTAAATCTATAACTGATGCAACTAGATACTTAGATGTTAATTTTAGCTCAATACAAAAAGCTATAAAATTGGGAACTAAAATATCTAAATATTTTATTTCAAATACTAAATTTGATATATATCCAATAAAATCTCTTGAAAGAAGAAAAAATAATGATCCGATCTATCAATATGATTTAGAAGGTAATTTTTTACGTAGCTTTAAAAATTCTAAAGAAGCTAAAGAAGCTTGTGGTTTAAAACAAAATAGATTATCTAATGCTATAAATTTAAATCAAAACTGTGGTGGATACTTCTGGTCTTGGGAAAAGGTAAACAAATTAGAAGTTCCTCAAAATTTTAATCCTCACAAAAAAAGAAAAGTAGGGAGGTATGATTTTGAAGGAAATCTACTGGAAGTCTTTGATACTGTTAGGGAATGTAGAAAACAATATGCTAATGTTAGCAAGGTTCTTAAAGGAACTGCTTCACATTGTAAAGGGTTTATGTTTAAATATATTGAATAAACTTATAAATAAGTTAATGATATAGTCTAACTTATATGAAAATATAAGAAAATGGCCTTTGGGGCGGGATCGACGGTATCTCGGGAGGAACCGCTAGCACACCAGTTGCAGGATCTGAATCATTTTGGATCCTAATCTCCTAAATTGCGGGAATATCTTTAGAGATTTAACTACTAAATATAATTAGTGATAATTATATGGCGAAAGTAATTACTTCGGTATAGTAATAAGGTTAAATATTAGACAATCCGCAGCCAAGTTTCTTTATATAAAGAAAAAGGTTCAACGACTAGTAAGTCCTATTAAATAGGCATAGAACTTAAGTAAGTTCGAAAGAGGAGACACTCTTAGGAGTGATAATATAGTCTGTACTTCATGGAAACATGAAGATTCTTGACGGAAACGGTCAGGAGAAACGCTCGAGAAAATGATTTACTGGGGGTTATATCTTGCTGCTTAGCTCCCCTTTAGTAGCAATATTAAAGTAAACAACTCTTCTAATTGCTGGAAATCTATCTTAGACAATCAGCAGCTAAGATATATACTAAGAATCTAATCTAGGACAGGTATATATAAAGTTCAACGACTATCGAAAGTGTAATTATAGAGAAATCCTATAATAAGTAAACGAGTAGAGTACGGTAGAAGTCTATCGGAAATGGAGAGTAACTTAAATGTGGTAACAGTGTTTAAGTTAAAGATATAGTCTAATCACTATGGCGACATAGTGGAGCATTTGCTCAAATAAGAGTAACGATCTTATTTAAATATCAATGACAGCGGCGTATCAGTATACGCACCCTATCGTTCTGTTATCTTTAGACAGAATCCGCTATAATAAATATAAAGAGGGCTAACAACCCTCTTTATTTTAAATTTAAACATTTAATGATCAATGAATATGAGTATAAGTGTAACTGCTTTAAAAGAAGAATTAGATACGGTAATACATTTACGTAGCCGTTTTGGTCCTAATCACGCTGGGATGTCAATTTCCCCAGTTAAAAATCCATTAACAAGAGAGTATCCTTCTTGTGTTAGAAATGTAGATTCATCCGGAAATATTATCTTAGGTAAGGATGATAATCCTTTGGATTACTTCGTTCGTACTACTGATAGATTTTTTATTAAAGATGGGGATGAATTTGATTTGAGTAATCCTATAAAAGCAAAGCAGTGGGAAGCTATTAAATTCTCTGATCTTATTTTTGATAATAAAGGGAAATTTGATGAAAATGGTAAGATGTTAGTAGGACCGGAGGAGAAAATCGGACCTCAAGCAGTTTATTATGTAGAACGTATTATTGAGGATACTAGGAAACGTAATTCGGCCTCAAGGAAATTAAATAAAGCATTAAATTATATCTTCAACGCCTCAAGAGATGCTTTAAGAATTAGAGCAATGCTTTTAGGTAAATATATAAAAGATGCTTATGATGAAGAAATAGAAGAATTCTTAACAGAAATTGCTAAGAAAGATGCTGACAAGATTATTTCTTTATTCGAAAGTAATGATACTAAATACCTAATAGCATTTACATATGCTAAACAGAAAGGTATTTTACGACAGAAAGCTGGATTATATACTTATAATGATAATGATATTATAGGTAGAGATGCTGATTCTTGTATTGATTTTATGAAAAATCCTAAGAATAAACTTATTACTGATAGGATCTTAAGAGAGATTCAAGAAATTTCTGTAAAAGACAAAGATGTAATTATAGAAGTTATTTCTGAGGATGATAAAAGAATTGAGGATTTAAAAGCGAAAAATGAAGTATCTTCAACACAAAGTCTTTTGGATGGTTCTAAGTCTGATTCTGAAATATTAAAAGATTTAGAAGATGCTAAAAAAAACTCCATTAGAAAATAAAAGTAAACCTACTAGTAAAGCTAGTAAATAATACATAATATGAATTTAAAACAAGTCTATCAAGCAGTACTTATAGAATTAGAAAAACAAAAAGCTCCCAGTATGCTCTTAGACGAGTTTAATTATTATTATTATAAAAGTGTTATTCAGTATATAAATACTAAATATAACTTTTGTGATATGAATCAACAAGAGGATGATGATCTTAGAGTATTAAATATGACAGCAACTTTATCTGGAGGAAGTATAATAGATAAAGGAGATAAGATATTATTTACTCTACCTAGTGATTATTTTCATCTTAAAAATTGTGTAATTACATTTAATAATCCTAATTCTAAATGTAATTCTAATTCAGTAATTAAAAAGGGAGCGAGAAGATTAACATCTGATAAATATCCTGGAATATTAAATAATTATTATTTTAAACCTTCATATAAAACACCTTATTATTACATATATAACGATGATTCCGGACAAATTAAAACCGGAACTCCTGTTGTTATGAAATTGTTTTATGGAGATAATAAAGATATAAGTATTTCAGATATATCTATAGATTATATTAAATATCCAAATGAATTAATCCTAACTCCGAATGATTTGGAGAGCGAAGATGATATTCTAGAGGATTTAGAGTTTCCTAAATATGTATGTTATGAGATAATAAATATTATGGTGAAATTATTTTTAGAGAGACATAGAGATCCTAGATTAAATACTAATCCTATAGTTAATCAAACAATAGCTCCACCAATTTCCCCTAACAAATAAAATTTAAAAACATGTTTGAATTTGTAAATGAAGTAATTATTAATAGTGCGAAAGATTCGCTTAGTGGACTTAATAAGTTCGATAATCAGATAAGTGGTGAACAAGGTTTTAGGGTTCTTCGTGTAGGAGATTATAAAACTGCAAATATTAAAGGTGGGAAGATATATAAGACATCAGCTTCAAATCCTCAGGTATCTATATCTGAAATTACTATTACTAATGCTGTTAAACCCACAACTGCTGGTGTAATAAATCATATTAGATTAGCTATTGGTATGCAGCTTTCCGGATCTGCTGATTCATATTTCGCTGAAACTATGGATGATAGGCGTCGGAGAATGTTTTATGCTAATTTAGATGTAGTTAGTACTGATACTGCTTCTAATATTGCTTCAAAATTAGCTGAAATTATAAATAAACAAGGTAATTTCTATAACAATCTTCGGTTTAAAGCTGATCTTGATGGTGCTAAAATTACTGTAACTTCTGCTAATGAGTTCCAGTTATTTAATGTACTAGAAGTACAGAAATTAGAAGATTTTAGTACTGCTGCTTTAGGTAATTATTATCCTAAAGAACCAGTATATAGAACTATCTTAACTGGTAGCCATACTCAAATTGCTAAAGAAGGTGTTGGTACTTACTGGACTATGTTGAAAAATGTACAGATCCAGACTAGTCTCAGAACTGGTATCTTTAATCAGGATAATGATGATTCTAAGATTGTACCGGGAGCTTCTTATAATCAATATGTATTTGATTATGAATGCGAAAGAGATCATACTGGTATGGGTGCTGTAGGTGAAAAATTAGTATCTATTACTAAAGCTGTTTTCTGGATTAATACTACTATCTCAGACAATTTTGAAACTGCTGTAAAAGCTGCTGGAGTAGTTGTGGATGATATCGAAGTTGCTTCTGATAATGGAGCTGGAGAGTCAACTACTCAAACTATGACATTAAAAGTAGGAGAGAAGAAGTATGTAGATATTAAGCTTTCCGAATACAATACTGTAACTTCTAATGATCCTAGTAAAGTAACTGTTAAAGGAATAGAAATTACAGGTAAAGCTGCTACAGAGTCTGCTGTAGCTGTAGTTTATAAAAAAGGATCAGATACAGTACTAACTGTTAATGTAACTGTAACCGCTTAATATAAGAAAATATATTATTTAATAAAAGGCAGGTAAGATAATAATATTCTTATCTGCCTTTTTAAATGTTATACTATATGGAATTAAATAAATTAGCCTCTGCGATTTTAAACGATATTTTATCAGGATTAAGAGGTATTACATCTAATATATCCTTATCTGTTGAACAGTTAGAAGATGATATAGTAGATGAGAGATTAACTATAATAAAAGAATATGCTTTAAAAGGACTTCTTCCAGTTAAGGATTTAGTTACATCTATTAATTGTTTAGAGGTAGATTGTAAACCTATAGAGAATTGTAATTTATGTAATTCTAATTTAAATGTTAGAGAGACTAATATTCCTCATGTAGAAATACCTCAAATTGTTACAGATTTAGGAGTTGATGCAATTCAGTATTTCGGAACTGTTGATAGAAATACTCCGTTTAAAATTTATACTGATATATCTTATCAGTATCATAAATATAATAGGTGGTTAGGAAGGAAGCCTTATATTTATATAGATACAGCACCTAATGAAAATGGGATGTATGATTGTTATATATTTAATGCTCCGTTGATTAAAACATTATCTATAATAGCTGTATTTAAAGATCCTAGACAATTAGAACAATTTACTTGCTGTAATGCGGAAGAGGTATCTAATATGAACTTCTTGACTAATGATATTAAGAGAAGGATTACAGAAAAGAAGGTACGATGGTACCGTAGCCTTAGTGCACCTAACCTACCAAATGATCAAGTAGCTAAAGCTTAATATATATGAAGAATTTAAACTTCCACACAGCATATACATATATTCAAACTAATTACGGTTTAAATATAGACCAATTAGAATTTGAATCCTCAGGAATGATTGCATATGATAAGATAGGAAATAAACAAACTGAGATAAAGGAATTTGTTGGAGATGTTGTAAACGGAGAATTAGAACTCCCATGTGATGTTACTAGTATCGAAGCAGTATTCGGGAATTTTATAGACTCTCAAAAAACATCTAATAAACAACGTTGGCCTCAAGTTATTACTAATTACATAGAACGATATATAGAATACTGGAAATATAATAAATCCTTATTATATGATTATGGAGTATTATTAAATTACCAAATGAGGGAAAATACTTTATTATTTGATAAGGATTATAAGAATGTATTAGTTTTATATAGGAAACAAATTCTAGATGAAGAAGGATTTCCTTATATAAATTCTAAAGAGGCCGAAGCAATTGCAGCATATTGTGCTTATACAGATTTATATAAACAAGCTATTAGAACTAGAGATCCTAATACATATCAAATGGCTCAGAATATAAAATTAGAATGGGCTAGGTTATGTGAAAGAGCTAGAGTTTCGGAAAAAGTATCTCAAAACGATATGAATAGGATTTTAGATGTAATGACTAGTTTTGATAGAAAATCTTACGGAAAATCATTTAAACCAGAGAAGTAATGAAATATAATAATACAACAATATCTTCTCTTAGTTATACATTCTCCGCACCTGAATTGTTTGAAAAATTCGATTTAAAGAAGTTAGAGGTATCTAGAAAAATGCTTAAAAAGAATTATAAAAATGGTGCAGAACTCCGATTATGGTGTTGTAGGATTTATATTTACTTTTTATATTTAGTGATATTGGATATTATCAGAAATAGTACTACTTTCGTATTTACAACCAGAAAAAGAATGATTTTGGGGATTGAAATACTTAAAGGAGAAGAACTTTTAAATCATCTAAAGACTTCTACAAATACAATGTATAATTATTTTGATTCTGAGTATAAATACCCACAAATTAAATTATTCTATGAGAAAGGTAAGAAAGGAACTTTAACTAGAGGAGTAATGTTAAATTACTCCTTAACTAGAGAATTTTTTGATAATGTAAATAGTGGTAATAAGTATGGCTAATAAGATTAAGTATTTAAAGGATTATCTCCCGATATTACAAGAAAAATTCCCAGAATTTAGTATAGAAGATTTAACTACTATTATTAAATATGGGAATAGATATTTATATTATGTAATATCTAATAATAGTGATGTTTATTTATCTAGTAAAATAGATGGTAAGATGTTTAAATTTCTCATTGGAAGAGTTACATTTCAAAGTATTGCTCACAAAATTAGATACGCTATTAGTAAGATGATTACTAAGATGAGGTTTTTATATAGACAGCGTAGAACTAAATGGTGGGGGTATTGTTATTTTGGATTAACTGAGGAGAAATTTAAATCTATTTATTTAAATAAAAGAAATATTACGTTTAATTTTGGAGATGTATGCTTATATAGAGTGCTTGATGAGTGCTTGCTTAATTTAAATTATGACCATTTCTTTAGAGTTAAATTATACGGAATTCCTGGATATAAGGTATTTTTTGAGAATTATTCTACTAAAGATGCAGAATATTTCTTAAAAAGATCTTTTGATGGGTACGAGTTTACTAAAATTGATAATATAACTAGAGAAGATTTAACGGAATTTTAATATGGAAATAGCTCAAAACTCCTTTAATGGAGGATTATTAATGGATATGAATGATACTGTAGTTCCGAATACAGTATTAACAGATTGTTTAAATGGGACGATTATAACTTTTGATGGTAATGAGTTTATATTACAAAATGACTCTGGAAATGGGAGAGTTGAATCTTGTGCATTAAAGAAGGATTTTATTCCTCTTGGAATAAAGCAGTATGGAGGGATTATATATATAGCATCAATGAATCCTCTTACTGGAGAATGTGAATTAGGTTCATTTCCATCTCCAGAAAGGAATATATCTTCGGAAGAATTATCTATGGATGATATAGATACTACTATACTTAATAGTACTTTATATTCAAAAGGGGAGAGTAAAGGATTACAAATTACTTATTTAAAAGCTGATTTTTCTTTATTGCAACGAATGGTTTTAAGGCCCGGGGATAAATTTCTAATTTATATAACTCCTAGCACTGGTAGCTCTTCGATAGATGACTTTATAGAAACTTATAAAAATTACAATACTACATTCAGTAACGGGAAACTTCAACGGAGAGTTTTTTCATTACATCTTGCCACTGTAAATGAAAATGGATCTATTACTTATATAGAAGATCAAACTAATGTATTTACAAACGAAGTTAGAAAGTTTTTTTATACAGAAGGTGAAGCATTTGGAGGTAATATTCAATTAAAAACAGTTCAGGATCCCTCATTATATAATACATATAGTTCTAGATTTAATGGATATTTAATTATAGTATTAGAGATAGAACCTATTGATTTTTTTAATATTGAGATAGGAGATGTAACTGAAAATGGTAAGGATGATTACAATGTAGAACTTACTATTAATAGTGAAAGTGATAGTTATAATAATGTATATGGAGTAAGAATAGAAAAAGATGAAGAAGGTACCCATGAGGATGAAGAAATAGATCCCGAGTATATTTTAAAGCCCGGAGAGAATATTCCACAACCCGTAATATCAATTAAACATAATTTATTAAAATTAAGTAAAGAAAAAGATACACGTATAACTATAAAACCATATTCAAGATTCCAATGGTTTGAGAATCTTAAATATACAACAGTATTAAATTATCGAGATCTATTAACTAGTAAAGAATCTAATATATGGAGATATTCTACTACTAGTACTACTAATATAGAAGGAAGAGAAGTTAAAAGGGTTACTATTACTACAGACTTCTTTGTTAGAGGAACATCAAACGGATTAAATAAGTGTGATGTGATGTATATAGAATTTTATGATGTATCCGCAAATGCATCTCTTATATACCCTTTATCTAAATCTATTTCAGGATCCTATAATTTCTCTATAGATTGTTTTGATAAAGATTTAAAAGTAGAACCTTATTATTATCAAAACGGGGAAGGGGTGGAAGATATAGATTCCGCTATTACAAATTTCGAAAATAATTATTTAGAATCTTCCGGTACCAATTACTATTTATTATTGGATTCTTCAAGATTAGAGGATTATTTTAAAATAGTATCTGGAGAAACTGTTCAAGAGAATATAAATACTAAAGAGCCTTCTATATCTAATCCTAGATTACCGTGGATATATAAAATAGAACCTCAATTAGGAAATGGTACTAAAATATATAAGAATTTTAGTACTCAAAATAATTATGTATATAATTCTGAATATACTAGGTTAAGATATAATAATTTTTATATATGTAGAATATGTGGATTGAGCTTTAATAAGGATACAGAAAAACACCGATTTGAGGTTGAGGAATATAATGCTTTATATACTCTTTTCACAAATGGACAATTTAATTCTTATTATACTTCTGCTATTACAAAAGATACTAAGAACTTTTCAACACTTAAAATAGATAATTATATAACAGTAGTATCGGATTCTGCTATAGATTTATCCCAAAAGAGTATTACTGGACCAACTATTATCCATAAAAAAGATAATATACTACAACCTTCATTGTCATCAGCTTCCGATTTAATTGAAGAAGGGGAACACAAGACGCTATATGAAACTACTATAGAAAATAGTGTTACAGTAAGTTCAGAGTATAAACTTAGAAAAGTAAATAAACTTAATTTTGGGATATTAGATGCTGATATAATTTACTCATCTGATACATCTAATTATAGTTTAACTACTTCTGGAACTCCATTAATTTTTCCATCCGCTGTTATAACTGATGATAAAACTCAGGATGATGAAAATATTAGGAAGCTTACTATAACTGCAACCCTAAATAAACAAGTAAAATCAGGAACATATACTACAAATATTCCGGGAGATAAAATAGAATATAATAAATGGGAACCTGTAGGATTATTAGGGTGGGATGGACTACAAGTATCATCTGGAATACCTTATTATCATAACGATGATGGACGTGGAGATTGGATCTGTGTTAAGGATGGAGTAGATAATATTTTTGTAGATAAGGATGTATCATCTGAGTGGGTTACTAAAGATCCAAATAAAGGGGGTTATGATAGAGATTACACTGTAGACGCAGGAAATTCTCCAACCACAGTCGTAAATAAAATAAAATCAAGACTAGGGAATAATAAAATAGGGATATTAGCATTTGCTGGAGATAGTCTTGATACTTCTCTAGAAGCTTTCGTAAATGACTGGGGAAGTAGAACCTGTAATAAATTATATTTTTATCCTAATAAAAATTCTTCTAAATATTATCCATCAACCTTTGTTATAATAGAATTTGATGGAAATACAATGTGTATTTGTAATATATACGGAACTAGAGTTGGAAATACTATGTCAGCAGATAATATAAGGTCAGAATTTAATACATTATTTAATAATTTATATAGAGCAAGTAAAGTATCTGGAGCATCTAATAATCCTTATACTATACCTAATCCTGATACAATTAAATATGATAATCTTTATGATACTACATTAGAAGGAAAGATAAAATTAACTGGATCATTTTCATCAGTAAATATTAATATAAAAACAGATGATGGTACTATACCTCTAAATGACAGGATTACTACAATAATAAATACATATATAAATTCATTAAAGGATAATAAGTATTATATTGGATATGGAAGTACAGATACTGGCCCCGATAAAACAAAATTAGAAGATTACAAACCAATAGAAACTACACAAGCTCCTTTTTCAGCTAGCATACCTTATAGATATATATTTAGTTCTTCTTTAACCTCCTCTAATTTAAATAAAGTTAAAAACATATATCTCGAAGCAAGTAGTTATACTACATATATGTCTAAGGATTTAGATAACATGTACGCTACTAATAATGAAAAATTATATTTTAAGAGAGTAGATAAATTTGAAGTACATCCTCTTTTTAGTATTCTAAATAATAACATTCATCTGATAGGAAAGGGTTTTGGAGCAAGTAATCAGGAATCTAGATATATTGACTGGTATTCTTTTAGAAATTTATCAGATAATGAAGATTGTTGTAATGCTAACCTTAGAAATCCAGATGATCTGGTATTTAGCAAACAATTACAGGTAAGAGGAAATATAACTGGGTCTAATTTTAGTAAACCAGAGAATTTAGTTAATTTTACTTAATTATATATGACCCCTTTTTTAACCTTAAATTTTGATATTACATTTGAAATTATGTATAAGACTCTTCAAACAGAAGGGTTTTTAGCATATGAATATAATCCATTTAGAAATTTAAGATTATCCGGAAATAGATATCTTAAAGCTACTGATGGAAGATATGTAATAAAAAGTGGGGACATTGAAATTCCTGCTACTTTAAAAATAATTGAACCTATAGATAATGATACTGGAATATTTAAAGAAAAAGAAATCTATATTACTGATCAAAATATAGATACTTTATTTATAATAAGTTCTAATAATAGTAATATAAATACAGATGAAGTTAAAAGTAGATATTCAGAAGCAACCGCTAAATACTCTTCTCCTAAATATACACCAAGACAAGCATTAAGTCCAAGAGAATGGGTTCATACTAATAGCAAAAAAGAAATTGAAGTTAGTAATCCAGGTAATAATGAAGGAAGATTGATTACATCTAATAGAAAAGGAGATTTAGTTGATTTTAGTACTAAAGATTTAAATTTTAGTATAAATAATCCAGTTGATATAGAGATTCAAGAATCGTATGACGGAAGCGTAAATCTTATACTTAATGATGATTTAAATCCCCCAAGACTTATAAATTCCCGTTTTACTCCAACTGAAAATGGAATGTATAAAATTATAGATAGAAATGGGAATAATGATACTAATATATATGATGAAAATTCCTTAGACGGAGAGACTAAACTATATAAAACTATAAAAACTCTTCCAGTTATTAGATTTGATGGTGTAGAATCTGGAGGGGAATTAAAGGTTGGGAATTATGTACTTTATTTTAAATATCAAGACTCTGATGGAAACGAGACTGATTTTGTTGCTGAATCAGGAATTGTTTCTGTTTATATAGGAGATATTAGTGATATAAAAACTATAAAAGGTGGAATATTAGATACTAATGCGTATAAAACTATTAGATTCACTATAACTAATATAGACGATTCTTATGATTATCTAAATATCTATTATACAAGATCCACTGGTACTGAAAATGGAACAGAGATTACAAAAGCATATAAATTAGTTAATAGCTTCTCTGTAATAAATACTGTATGTACTGTTACTATAACAGGTATAGAACCTGTGTCAGAAATTAGTTTAGATGATATTAATATCCAATATAGTATTGTAGAAAATGCTAAATCTCAGGCTCAAGTACAAAATAGATTATTTTTAAGTAATGTAAATAAAACAACTATTCCGTATAAAGAATTGGCTGATCTATCTTTGCGTATTATTCCAGAAGTTTATACAGAAGATGAGGTTGGAGATATATCATTAGATAATGGGTATTACACACCAGTTGGATCTAGTAGAGAAACCTTCGGAATGTATTATAATGTATATAATATCTATCATAGAGTAGGATATTGGGAAGATATATATAGATTTGGAATAGTATATATAATGAATGACTTTACATTGTCTCCAGTATTTAATATCCGGGGAAGGAATTTAGGAATTGAGAATACTGAAAAAATTGAATCTATATATAATTGGAATAAAGATACCGAACTTCCGGGAGATAGAAATTATATAGAAGTTTTAGAGAATGGATTTATAAAATCTTCTTTGGATAATGCTAAAGGTGTAGTTAAATTAAGTATTGAAAAGAACTCTACTTATGATGGATGTAATAAACCAGTAGGTATTAAATTCATATTTAAGAATTCAGAAAATAACTCCGATTATCCTACTTGGAAGGATACTGAGAATTTAATAAAAGAATTAAAAAAATATACTAAAGGATTCTTTTTTGTACGTCAAAAACGAATTCCAACAGTATATTGTCAAGGAGCAACTATAGGATTAGATTTAAATTCTAAGATCCCTGTTCTTCCAGTAAAACGTGGAGACGGTAAACCGTTAGGAATGACTGAATCTTTCATAGCTAATAGTAATGGGGATAGTATTTTAGAAAATGATATTAATAATAGATTATTATATTCTAATGATACCCTACCAAATGCTGCTATTGTTCCGGAAGCGGAATTAAATAATGAATTATACTCTCAGATATTTAATGGATCTAAATTCGTTCTTAGAGATTCGTATTTAACGTACGATACTACAGAAAATTATATTACCCAAAGAGGAGATGATAGACATTATACATTTCCGAATTTCTCCGTAGGTAGAAAAGATAATGACAGATCTTGGTATCAAAATATAAGTTTAACTTATATTGATGATAACATTCAATTAAAAACATCTGGAACGCAAGATTTTTCTTCTAGAGCTGGTGAAGCCGAAGTCGCATATAAATTTAAATATCTAGGTAAAGAAGATAATAAAGCTAAAGCAAAAAACCTATTACGGGGATCTTGGGGTTCTTATGTAGGAATTGAAGGACTACAATTATACTGTAAATTAGTAGATATAATGGTTCCGGGATATAATGAAGGCATGTTAGTCGATTATTTTAAAGCTAGATTTAGTGATATGTCTCCATATTATTCTATATGTGATAGATATGAGTGGGATTCATTAGAAGATGAAGAATTAGTTTGTTATAGAGGAGATTGTTATATAAGTATTTTTACTCATAGAATGTGTAGAAACTTCCAAGATCCGGAAAGTCCTACTAACGATACTATTGTAGATCCTTATACATGGAGAGATAATTATACTGGTTCAGAAGATGGAGCTTTAGATTTGGAAAAAGCGGAACTGATAAATAGAGGAGATGTTAATGCAGTTCAAATTGGACATTGGGTTACATTAAAATGTTTATCTAATATAAATTTAGCATTACGATGTGAAGATGGATCTAATACCTCAGAAGCGGCTTTAAATGGACATCCTAGAACATTTTATCCTATATCTAGATTTAATGCATCTGGAGAGTATAAAATTCCTGAAAGTACAGTATATAATTCTGGATATAATAGTTCTACATCAGATAAGAATTATTTTATTCTTCCGGATGTTCCATATATAAAAAATGATTTTTCTAATAGAATAATGTATTCTGATATATTCATATCTGACGCATTTAAAAATAATTATAGAGTATTTCAATTAAGTAATTATAGAGATTATAATAAAGAATATGGAACTATTACATCTATTATCGAATGGTATGGAGATTTAGTAGTAGTATTCGAAAAGGGAGTTGGACTTATACCAATAAATGAAAGAATCCAAACAGCTGGAGAATTAAATAATCCAGTATATTTAAATTCCAATAATGTTCTCCCAGAACGTCCTATTTTATTATCTAAATTATATGGATCTCAGTGGAAGGACTCTATATTAAAAACAGATAATTATGTATATGGTGTCGATACTTTTGCTAAAAAGATTTGGAGAACAAATGGAAAATCATTTGAGATTATATCTGATTTTAAAATTCAGAAATATTTAAATGATAATATTTCATTTACTGAAAGAGAGAGAAGCACTACCTTAGGATTGCGGAATGTAAAAACACATTTTAATAAATTTAAATTTGATGTATTATTTACTTTCTATGATGATATTCAGGATATAAATCCAGTAGGAGAATTTATAACTTCTAGAGAATGGAATTTGTGTTATAATGAAAAATTACAATTGTGGACAACCAGATATTCATGGATTCCATTAATGTCTGAAAATATATCTAATGTATTCTTTACTAATAATAAAGAAGATTCTAAGAATATATCTAAAGTCTCAGTTACATGGGAAGGTTCTGTTGCAGCTAAAGGAATTATATTAAGAGATCCCACTACTTATTTGAATAAAGTAAGTTGGGAAAGTATATTAAATCCGATTAATAATCCTTTAGTTGTATATAAAGGAATAGAGATTCCGGATCTTACCTCTCCTGTTACAACTGGAAAAGATGTTGCAGTAGGGTTATTAGATATTAAATTAGATGTAGATCCAGATAAATTTAGAATTAAATACTCTAAATATGAATTTATAAATAATGACATTTATCCAGATAACGAAGATTTTTATTTATATACTCATGAAGATAAGATAGGTAATAAAGTTTCGAATAGACAGACATGGTTGATATTAAGATCATCTAATAGTACTATTAGAAATAAATACCTAGAAGGGAATAAGTATGTAACTCTAAATATTCGAGCAGAATTAGTGCGAGGGAGAAACGAATCTATAACATCAAATATGGAAGAATTAGAAGTAGATGCTAGTAGTACATATACTGGAGTAGTTTATATAAGAACATCTTCCGAGACTTGGAAAAATCCTACATATTTCTGGAGACATGGAGTAGCTGGAATATTTGATAATAAAGAAAAAATCTATCCAACCTCATGGTATAAAGAACGAGATTCAAAAGGAGTACCTCTTTCCTACGACCCATTTGAATTTGAGTTTGTTGTAAATAAGAATGTTGGATATCATAAAGTCTTTACAAACCTCTTTATTATATCTAATAACGTCCTCCCAGAATTAGTCTCATTTGAAGTAATCGGAGATGCGTATGATTTCTCTAACATCCCAGATTTAAAAGAAAATACCTATTTAGTACAGAAGGGAGAAATTGAAGAATCTGAGGCAGATGATTATATAAAATTTATTGATAATAAAGACTGTAATAATAAATCTACTGGAAAATCTGCTATTGTATTCTATGATGATAGATTATCTGAATATAGTTTAAGAAGAATTCAACCTATTAAGGATATGTCTACTTGTGGTATTATTAAAGGTAATACCAGATATCAGGAAGACTTTGTTAATATTACTCTAGAACCTTTTAAATATCAAAAAGGAAATAAGGGAAATATTAAATTAAAAATAGAAGAAACTAGACCCAGAGATAAATATATAAAGATTAGAGTTAAATATAAAGGAGATAAGAGAGTTATTATTACCGCATTACAAACAATGTTTGAAATAAGCTTTTGTTAAATAAACTAAAATGAAAAAGTTTTATGATGGGGGAATAGTTACATCAACAGGACCTTTGATAGGATCTGTTAGTGCTAGCAGCCCTCTTACATTAAATAAAATGGCATTGCAAAATGCTTCTTTATCTAAAACAGGACCTGGATTATGGGATAGTATTAAAGCTAATTTTGCTCCTACTTCAACTATAAGTGCTCTAAGTAAATTGGTTATTCCTACCTTAACTACAAGTGCTTTAAGTGGGTTAGGTACTTCTGCTAATATAGGATCTGTTTTAGATATAGGAGCCAATTTAATTGGAAAGGATTATTCCGGTAAGAAGGGAAATATAACTAAAGGACTTGATGCTGGATATGATGTTATTAGTAATACTGTAGGAACTGCAATTCCAGGTGTAGGAATAGCAATGAAGGCAGGTAAATTAGTAGGAAATGGATTAGAAAAATTAGGAATTGGAACAGATAAAATGACTACAGCTGATGCTATTTTAGGAAGTAGCTTTTTTAATCTTGGTGCTGTAGGATTAATAAATAACGCATTTGGAAAAAAATCTAGAAAATTTACTGTAGATCAAAATATTGCCAATAACTCTTCTTATACAGGAACTGGTAAATTCATTACAGATGCTGGAGGTCTATCTGGAAAAAAATATGGATTATTTTCTAATAAAGCCAGGAAAAAAGCTAATAAAAAAATGGATAAAGCTCAAGGATATCAAAATACTATAGATGATATCTTAACAGATGCATCAGATAGATCCGCAAGATCAATAAGTTCTTCTGATATGTTTACTAATAGATTGCAATTAGAACAATCTGGAGGATTAAATAATATTAGATTTGGAAAGGATGGATTTAAATTCTTAGAATCCTTTAGAATTAAATACACTGAATCCCAGAAAAATATTCTTAAATATAAAGATGGTGGAAAAATAGGAGAGAAGAATATAATTCCAGAGGGTAAATTACATAAAGAACTTCATCATCTAGATACAGAAGATATATCTAGGAAAGGGATTCCTGTTATATTAAAAGAAGGAGATAAGATATCTCAGGTAGCTGAAATAGAACGGGAAGAATTAATTCTTAGATTAGAAGTTACTGAAAAATTGGAGGAATTATATAAAGAAGATAGTGATGAGGCCGCTATTGAAGCTGGGAAGTTATTAGTTAAGGAGATATTACATAATACTATTGATAAAGGTAAAGTAATTAAAGAAATTGAATAATATAGGTATATTTAAATAGAATTGAAATATATTCTATTTAAATATAACCTTTTATATATAATACTATGTTAAATTTAAATAAAGTAAATTCTTATCTAATACAGAGGTATCAAAGTGGAGGAAAAAGCAATGTAAAGCAAACTCAAGCAGAAAGAGTATACAACTTCCTTAATCCTGCTGATGGTTATTGGAGTGCTCCTTATTATATACGCCTTCCATATTTAAATTATACTAACACTCCAGTTCCAGTACGGGATGAAAAAGAATTGGCCACTCCTATTGAAGAAGCTTTCTTTAAGCATTATTTAAACTTAGGAAAGGATTCGAGATTAATAAAATCTTCTAAAGCTAGGATAAATGCTGACAAAGATAAAAATCCTAAAAATGCTGAATATGTAGGAATCCCGCAACCAGTAGCCCGTAGAGTACAATCTATGGTAGACACCTTAAATGTAGGTAAAATTCTACGTAATTATGATAAATACATAGAAAAATATCCAGAATTACCTAGTAAATCTAGATTGGAAAAGATATATAAAACCGGAAAAGAGGTACTAGAATCTGGAGAGCCGAAAGTAGTTAATGAGGGATTAACTGTTAAATATATAGAACGTCCGAATAAGAATCAACGTTGGGCAACCGGATTAGATCTTTTTGGGAATTTTACTATCCAATGGGATAAGGAGAATAATACTATCAAAGTAAATGATACATATGACTTCCCTTCAATAGTTACAGGGAAATATACTATTCCTAAGAGAGAGAAGGCTTTAGAAATAAGAGAAGATATTAAATTTAATCCTAAAATAGGTTCTTATTTATTAAGAGATAATATGAAGAATTATTATATTGATAATGAAGATCCTTATTTTAAATAATATATAATTATGTCAGAATTAAAGAAATCCGTAGTAAAAGTTAAAGTACATAATAAAGAATATCTCTGTGATACTGCTATAAATGAATGGGAGAGAGAACATGGATTTATGAATACAGAGAGTTTATCTGAAAATCAAGGACTTCTATTTATATATCCAGAGGTACAAGAAGAGGTAAATTACTGGATGAAAGATACACCTTTATATTTAGATATAGTCTTCATCTCTCCAGAATTTAAAGTAATATCTAATAAAGAAGGGAAGCCTAATGATACAAGTATTATATCTGAAAAGAATGTATTATTCGTATTAGAGGTATCTAATAATTCCGGAATTCGATCTGGAGAAAGTGTAGAGTTTGAGGGATTAGATGAAATACTTGAAGAAAGATTAGATTACTTAGAGGATTTAGAGGATGAATCTCCTAAAGATGAGATAGAGAATGATATCGATGATCTAGAGGATTTACTAGAAATACTTTCTTCCAATGGTAAAGTGCAATATAAAATAAAAGGTGGAGAGAGGATATTTTCTAGGAAAAATACAAGAGTCTTAATTCGCCAAGCGAAGAAAGCAGAAAAGTTAAAAACAGATTCCGCATATAAAAGATTAGGTAAGTCTGTATTTAAATATATGAAAATACAAGATAGTAATGATCCAGAATATGTAAATACTGAAAAACATGGGTGATTATACTAAAGAACAATTACATAAATTATATAGAAATTTAATTATTAATAGATCTACCAGACCTATGACAATTAAAGAACTCAGAGATAATACTAGTTATATAAATGAAGATTGGGAAGAAGCTTTTGATAATAGACAACTTACACCCGAACAAGAAGATAAGGCAATAGCAATCAGACATAATTATCCAAGAGACCCTAAGAGAGCTGCTTTTGATACATTAGATACTCTATTCAGAGATCTCCAACATGCTCTCTATACTAAAAATGTCAGAATTAGGGAAATTAAAGATAAATCAGATGTTATTAGAATAACTAAGGATGAAAATGGAAATGATGTTAATCTTCCTCCTATATATAAACAACCTTTAATAGATATAATCAAGGCCTCTAAAAAAGTTAAAGGAATGACACCTGAGAAAGCAATGGCATTATCCTACAATGAATCTACTTTAGGAGTTAATCCTTCTAGACATGGATATTTAGGAAGAAAAGATGCTACAAAAAAGGATGTTACTGATGCTATGAATTATAATATTGCAATATATAAAGAAAATGCTACATATACTCCAAATCAACTTGTTGGATTGGATCATCCAGATAGAAAAGGAAAGCTTGATTATATAAAAATATTAACCAAATTTATGCCAGAACCAAAACCTGGAGAAAAAAGAATTGATTATATAACAAAAGATAGAGCTCTATTTGGCGGAGAACAATACCATCTAACTCCAGAAGGGGAAGAATATTTTGTTAATTATTTAAAGAAAAGGTTTAGAGATAATAAAATTCCGGATGCCATTATTAATAGTTTAAATAAAGCTAAAGAATCTGTTGAGAAATTTGATCCTATTGAAAGTGCTCTAGAGTATTTCCAGGAAAATCCAAAAATGTATAATAGTGCTTCATATAGTATATATGATAACGGATCTGATCCTACTAAATATTCAGAAACTATACGAAAAGGGCTTAGATTAATTGAAAATAATCCAGAATTAAAGGCATTAATAGAAAAATATAAATAATTTAAATATTTTAGATATTTATAATATATATTATCTTATATTAATATAAATATTATTATTTAAATAAGTTATAAGCGATAAAACAAACAAAGTTTTTATTTAAACACGAAGTGTTTTAATAAAAACATTAAATTTAGTTCAATTGCGAAGCGATTATATATTTAGTATAGTATAAAATCTGGTAGGTAGTTGAAAGGTATACAATTAAAAACGCACCCTTAGGTCGGAATTTTATGTAATAGGTGTTCAAATTTTGAATATTTCTGTACAAAAATTGAACATGAAATTTTACTAATTATATTTGTATTTATCATTACATTTTATTATATTCGCAACTGTTTAAATAGTTTAACAGTTAAAAATATAAATATGGGTAATAAAAAAGAAAAATTAAGTACTTTACCTCAACATGTGCAAGTTCCCCATGGATTATGTAAAGGACAAATAGATTATCAAGTCCTTGGCCTCTATGCATATTTAAGAAGATATATGAATAAAGACACTTATTCCACTTTTGTATCTTTAAGAACTCTTCAAGGAGAAACTAAATTAAGTATACCAACAATTCAGAAGTATTTAAATATATTAGAAGAAGAAGATCATATTAAAATAATAAAAGGAGAAAA